TCCCTGGCGATCTGACCGGCGAGCACGTCGTCGCGCGCTTCGGCGACAGAACGCAGAGCTTCGGCGAGAACCGGGGCGAGACCAGCACGAAGGCCGGCCGTCACTGCCTCGACCTGACGCTTCTCCGAGGCTTCGAGCAGAGCGCGCAGCGCCTCCTCGTCCAGGTCGGGATCGCTGATCAGACTCGCCACGAGCTGGATGAGCTTGTCGACCTTCGAGTTGGTCTCGTAGGCCACGTCCTTGGCCTCACGAATCATCTCGTTTGCGTAGCGGAGCAGCTGTCCCGTCGGCGCGGTCGTACGCTTGTCGATCTCGTCCGGGGTACGCGGGATCTCGTGGTTCCAGACATCCTGTGCGCTCACGTCATCATCTCCCTGCAAGTAGCTGAGTGGAACGTAGGATTCCAGCAGGTCGGTGGCAGTCCCGAGGAGCACCGGCTGGAAGTTGTTCTGCTGCCAGAGCTGCACTCCATCGATCAGCGCAGACTTCGCACCGCACTGCATGAAGTACTTGACCCGTCCACGACGCACGACTTCAGCCATGCTGTCGTAGAACCCGTAGAAGCCCGCCATCTCGCCGACGACAGACACGAACCCCCGAAGGTACTCGTCGATGTCGTTGTCCGACAGCGTGGCGTAACCGGCCTTGACCTTGAACCGATCGAGACACGCGAGAATCGGCGACTCGCCGTCCCAGCCCACACGACTGCTTCGCGCGTCAGCAAGAGCGGTCTGACCGTGCAGACGACCCTTCGCGTATCCGCCCTCGAAGTCGTTGTAAGCGATCTGGTGGAACAGGCCGACGAACTTGCCGGCATTCCTGAACCGCTGGTATGCACCCGGGTAGTAAGAGATGCACTTGCGGTTCGCCGGGTAGCCGATGTAACGCCACACGAACGAGATCGGGTACTTGATGCCGTTGTGCCACACCTCGTTGATCTCGCCGGGCGAGAACTCACGAGCTGAGTAATCGGACCCGTAAGCCTCGATCACACGTGTGGTCTTAGTCAATCCTCCCATGTCGTCCGTCCTCCTTTCCTATGCCGGGTGAACGTGGGCTTCGAACATAGCGCCGATCGTGGAAGTGATCGCCTGCATGTTGCCCGTACCGTACGCACGTTCGAGCATCATGTAGAGCGTCGTCGCACCCGTCAAACTGCCCGTCTTGGGAACGAACCCGAACGGCGTGACAGCGTGTCGGTATTGACCATCCACACCCATGACTTCAGCAGCGATCGTGCCCGTTGCAGTGCCCTGACGAACGACCAACTTGGGCTGCGTGTTGCTCGCCGCCTGAATTTCGATCGCCGCCGACACGTTGATGAAGTACGGGAAGCCAGGGTCGGGAATCGCCAGTGTGGAAATCTGGAACGTTGCAGCAGTCGTCCCGCCCGTGGTGGTGAACGAGGTAGTTCGATACCTCAGAGGCGGATCCTGGCGGCGTCCACTCGCGCCGACGATCGCCGAGCCCTGGAGGATCTGGTCGCTGCGCAGAGTCGTAGCACTGTCACGGTACAGGTTGACGTCCGCCGCGGCAGTACCGTCGCCCCACTTGAGACGACCATCGAAGTCGATCGAGAACCGCTGGTTCACGTCCGTGGACCGTCGAAGATCAAGCGCGCGGTTTCCCGCCGGCGCAGGAATGCTTCTCCACACGTGTGGAGCGTTGGCTCCTGAAGTGCCGTACGTCTCCGTTCCCTGGCCCATGTAGAGCCACGTCGCGCCGGCCCAGTGGATCTTGGCGCCAGTGTCACTCTCGTAAGCGATCTGACCCGACCAAGGCGATGCTGGGCGAGCACCTGACGTAGTTGAAGCGAGACCGATCTGAGTGTCGATCTGTGAGAGCCAGCCGTTGATCTTGGTGAAGTCCACCAGCTCGTTCTCATCGGCGATCAACTCAAGGGCGATCTTCGGCGTAGTCGGCACTCTTGTCCCTCCTTCGTCCCCGTGTACGAACCCGGTGGAACACGATCAGCGTGCGCATCGTGAACGTCACCGCGAGAGCGAGTAGAATCGTCCTCAGAACGTCCTCAGCGACCTGATTCGTCACGTAACGTGCGACGATACCGGACGCGAACAAAGACGCTACTGTGAACCCCATGAACATCATGTGACGCCCGACGTCTGAACGCTCCCAGGGCGATGTGATCCAGTAGTAGATGATGAAGGACAACGCGAGTCCGAAGCCGGTCAGTATCAAGACCGCTCGAACCGTGTCAAATGACATAGCCCGACCTACCAGTCTTCTTGGCCCGAACCTGAGTCCGAACGAACAGTGATACCCTCCACCACACGACGATCACTAGGGCGATGATCGATGAGTAAGACACGAGAGCACGTCCTGGGTACTCGGCCCAGATGAACCGGGGCAAGTACGTCGATATCGCGTAGGCCACCACGAAACTGAACCAGAACAGGTGTCGCCCGACTTCCGTCGTCCGCCACGGTGCGAAGATCACGTAGAGGATCGGAAACAACCACGCCCCCACAAACGCTGCGATGACGAAGAAGAAGTACAGGTACAACCAGAACCCGTTCAACTGCTCGACGATCGTGCTCATTGCGTCCGCCCCCTTCTCGCTGCCATGACCTTCTCGATGTTCTCCGCGAAGTGGTTCTCATGCTGGTATCGCCGGAGCCGGTCGATCATAGCCTGCGCTTCTTCGTCAGAAGCCGTCCCCCGTCGCAAATCGTACGCTTCGGCTAGCGTCTGTTCGGCTTCAGTTCCATCTACGTCCCCCACCTTCCTGAAAATGTTTCGCCAGAAAGTCATTCCTGGTCCTCCACCTGTTGGCGTATTCCCAGGATCATCCGCTCTAGCGTCTTCGCCGATTCGAGCTGAACCTGGGTGAGTAGTTGATCCTTGCGTTCCGCCGTTGCACGGTTGAACTCCGCCGCTTCCTTGTACTGCTCAATACGCTCTTCCATGACACTACGCGGAACAAGACGTCCCGTGTAGATCATCCACGCGACCGCTGTCAATACCGAGACTGCCCCGCCAGTCGGCACGTAGGAGAGCCACTCTTCCACCTATCACCTCATTGACTTGAGTCTTTCGATTTCCCGATCGCGGTTTGCGATCTTGCCTGCGGCCAGTGCCAGCTCGTTCACGAGCTGCTGGATGCGGTCGAGGTAGAACTCCTGAAGGTCGGTGAACAACACCGCTTCCCCCGTTGACACTTCAGGGGTCGTCGTGGACTCAGGCATTGTTCTCCAACTCCTCTCGAGCTGCCTTCTGAATCACTTCGCCGATCGCCCGTTCCAGGAACACGAGCGGCCGCAGCAGGTCTGGGTCCATCTCCTGCACTCCGCTTCGGTGACGCTCGAGAATCACCGGCAACGACTTGATCACGAGATCCTGCGGGGGCGGGTTCGCGACAATTCGACGCATCTCATCAAGAACCCCTCCCTTCGCACGTGTGGAGATCCTGAACTTCAGCTTGATGTTCGTGATCTCAGCCAGGTAGACTTCTCGTGCTTCGGCGATGGTAGCCGCCGTGAAAAGAGTCTTCTGACCCGCCCAGAATTCCGGTGAGACGTAGTCTTCGCAGATGACGATGTCTACCAGCGTGTTCACGTTGCCCGGGTCGAACCCGTACTCTGCTGCACGCCAGACCGGAGTGTCGTGTGGCATCACCAGCCGAACATCTCCGTGGTTGCCTTCACCGTCGTACTCTCGCTTGTCGATCTGCCAGAACTTCTTCCCCTCACGAGTAACGGTAGAAAGGTCGAGGATTTCCACCTTGACCAATTTGTCCCTATCGATGATCACGGCTTGATCCTCCACACCTGGGCCGAGTAGAACCCATTTCTTCCTGCCGTACCGTTGCCCACCATGAAGCTCGTGTTGGTAGAGTTGAACACGACCACACCCACGTTCAAGTAGCCAGTGAAGTCAGTCCAGCTCGCATTGATACAGACATCACCGATCATCGTAGCGCCGTAGCCGAAGCTGACCGAGCCGCCCGCCCAACCGATGTTGTCCAACCACAGAGCTGCTCGACCGCCGTTCGCGAAACCCCGCGCTCCATATCCCTTGAAGTACAGAACTTCGTCGTCGTAGATGCTGAGGTTCGCATCTCGTCCGTCGGGGTGTCGCCATCCCAGCGTGGCGAACGTGCGACTCAAGTGCACCACACCCGCGCTGAGCGTTCCAGCCGTGTCGTAAATCTCCATCCACACGTTGTCGGCGTTGATCCTCACACTCCCGCCGCGTGTGGAGCCGGTGCCGACCTGCGTGTATGACAGGCGAGCATCGTTGTCGAACAACCACAGGGTGGTCTGATACCCGCCCGAACCGCCCGAGTTCATGCCGAGGCTGGCATTTCCAGTAGACGGGGCGTTGATGTACGAGTAGGTCGAGCCCGTCGAAGGGTAGAATCTCATCTCTGGGAAGAACGTCCCGCCGACTTCCTCGTTCATCACGATGCGAGTTCCGACCGTTCCGGACTGTACCTGACCAGTGAAGTACCCCTTGCCGGTTGACGCGTCGAGGAACACCGTTCGGGTGTTACCCGAGTTGAACAGCTCAACGCCAGCCGTGTTCAGTTCAGCGCGAGCACCTGTGTTTCCGGTCTTGATCCGAGCGCCGACGAACCAGTCTGCACTGATCGTGCCGGCAGTCACCTTCGTGACCGTCAGGTTCTGCACGTGCTGATCGTCAATCAACGTTGCCGTTGCTGCGACAGACACACTGGGCTGTGATGCGTTGCCCGCCTCGTCCACCGCGACCACACGGTACCAACGAGCGCCGATCGCATCGGTCTTGAACCCGCCGACTGCGGGAATCAGACCGGTGATCATCCCCGCGGTGACGGGCAACTTGCCAATCAGAGTGGCGTTCGACACCTCGAACGTGTTCGTCGTCCCCTGGTGAATCTCTAGGTGATTCATGTCAAGCTCGAGATTGTACGTGCCACCGCCAGCAACGCCGAGCGTGTGCGTGATCTGCACCCCGATCAGCGAAGCAGCGACCGTCGGAGGAGCAGGTGTGGAAGGTGCGATCGTGTCACCCGTGGTCTGCCACACCGCGAGTGTCGACCATGCGCCGGCGTTAGGCGGTGACCCGGTGTCGACTGCTCGAACCTGAGCTTCATAGGGCATGTTCGGCGTGAGCTCTTGCAGCATGAACCGCAGCTCATCGGCTGTGACAGTCAAGTACTGCCAGTCAACGTTCTCGTACTTGAGCGGATTACCCCACGTACCGCCAGTAGCCTGAATCTCACCCCAGGTCTGGGTACCGAGTTGACCCCACGTCACCGGGAAGATCGGTGTGGTCGAGGTGCGATACCTGATCTCGTAGTAGGCTGCGTCGTTCATCGCAGAGCCGTCGGTGTTCAGTGGCCTCGTCCACACGAGTACAACCTGCGAGCGTGTGAGTCCTGACACAGGTGACTGGTAGACTCCGAGGGCGAATGGCTGAACCCAGGTGGGAGCGGCCGGAATCGTGGTGTTCGCCGTAGGAGGACGCGTTCCAGGAGTCTCGGTGGATGACCCCGTGAGCGACCTGTTGTAGCCGCCCACAACCAGCGTGGTGTCGCCCTGTTCCCACTCGACGTACTTCGTCAGGTCGATCCAGATAGGCTCGCCGCCAGGCGTCGTCGGGTTCTTGCGGTACGCAACCGACATACCCTGAATGACAGGCCACGTCATCTCGGTGATCTGTAGCTTCACCGGATTGATGCGTCGACCCCGAAAGATGACTTCCTTCGTGTAGTCGACCAGCTGAAGATCCTCGTCGTGAACCCACGCGTAGTCACCGACCTGAGCAACACCCTTGATGTCGTACTCGGTCGTGCTCATCGTGAGAGCGGAACGCGGCTTCGTGAACCGGTTGAGTTGAAGCTGTGCTCGTGCCTCGGCGTTGGTGGTATCAGTCTGTGACTCCGACACGAGGCGAGTCAACTTGACGGGATTGCCGTAGAGGTCGCGGTACACATTCTTCACCGGGTCGATGTCAGCATCGGCCGTGACGATGGAATCTTCTGTACCTTCAGCGAGCAAGAGCACACGTGTGGTGAAGTCACGAACGTCATCAGACGTCTTGAGGTTACCGAGCAGTCCTCGCAGCCTCATGTCCACACCCGCGTCACGACGAATCACTGCGCATCGCAGTTCATCGTCCGCGGTGAGGAACAGATCTTCCTCTAGCCCGGCGTCGAGCGTGCCATCACCGTTGACTCGCCAGGTCGCGCCGTAGGTCTCGGTGATGTACTTGATCACCTGACGCGGAGTCTGGTACCGAAACGTACCGGTCACGGGTGAGGCAATTCCGTACAGCGTCCCGGGCACAATCGCCCCGCTCGGTGGGAGAGCAGCTGTGATCGCGTCCTGGAACGTCGCCCCCGTGAAGGTCAACGGGTTCTCGAAGATCTCACCCTTGGCCTCCTCATCACCGAGCCAGTACGAGATGTCTGATCCCGACAACGAACGCGAGTCACCCTCGAAGTCACGCTGACGCACCACACCCACGTACCGCGCTTCGGACAGCAGTCCGTCCTGAGTGAGCGCGGGGTTGATCTGACCCACCGACACGGCGATGTGACCGAAGTACTGGATCTCGTCGAGAATCGATCGCGGAGTGTTCTCCCGAAGCTTCAACGACCAAGAACCGAGCCCGCGAAGAATCTCCGTAATTGCCATTACCGTGTCACCCCGCTCACAAGCTCCGAAGGACTGCCGATGTACTGCGCGTACAGAGAAGTCGCCGAGTCACCTGTTGCCGGCGTAGTTCCGTTGAGCACCACACCGACCATCGCGTCGAAACGCACTGCAGAGGCGAGCGAGATCCCGCCATTCGCCAGGTCAGTCGTGAATGTGCGAGTAGACCCGACAATGTAGCGATTCCCGTTCGCGTCGTTCGCCGTAGCTGAAACGAAGCCGTTGCCCGACGTACCGGTCTGAGCTGTAGACAACACCAGAGCGAACGTGCCGGCAGTTGCGCTCTGAGCGTAAATCTCAGCGAACCGAGCGCCTCGCCGGAGTGTGATGTCACACGTGACGCGAACGGACGCCAGCGTGCGAATCAGACGCACTGTGACGACTTCGTACTCGTTGTGAATCACGCTCACCGCGTCGGGCACTCCGAGCGTTGTGCCGGCGTAGGTCATGTTCCAGTTCTTCGCGCGCCAGGCAGTACCATCCCAGACGCTGACCTCGAGCACACCACCCGACAACAGTGGACGAATGCGCATGATGCTGTTCGACACCTCCCACGACCCGGGTGTGGTCGCGAACGAGGTCCCCACACGCTCGAACCCGTTGGCGTCGAGAAATCGAGCCCGACCGAGCCCGTAGTTCTCCTCGTAACTCGTCCACCGCGGGGTCGTGCCGGCGAGCGTTCGGTAGACGCGAATCGTCCCGTCCGTTGAGACTCGATCGGTGAACGGCGGGATGGTGGAACTGACGAAGTACCCGTTGTGACCCCCGGCAGGTGCGTGCCATCGATCACCTGTGACCGTGAAGTTGTTCTGGCGAGTGAGAGCGCCGCCGAGCTTGGATTCCAGGTCAATCTCGAAGGATGAACCGACGCGGAGCAGATCGATCGTCCAGGGCAGCGCGCCCATCGCGTGATCTTCCCACTTGAGCCAGTTCGCCGTTGATGCCGACACCTGGTAGTAACCGTTGAGCTCGGGCTTCTGGCTGAACACGACGGGGACGAACGAACCTCGAAGATTCAAGATGTCCTCACGCCGCCTACTCATGTCAGGCAACTTCACGTGTGGGGATGACTCTTGACCAGCGAGCCTCAGCGTTCGCACGCCATCAGTATTCTCTTCGTTCACCGACAGATTCTCGCGTAGAGACACACGCCCAACCTTGACTACTCCGTATCTACTCACACGTACTCCTCGTCCAGTGTGCGAATCGCATCCTTCAGGTTGACGATCGTCTGACGGAATGCAACGGGGTTGGTCGGGTCGAGATTGCCGTCTACCTTCAGGGTCAAGTTCTCGATGTTCGTAGTACGTGTATTAGTGCTCGTATTGGATACACCAGCAGACGTACTAGATACACCGACGTTACGAGCGAGTACGCTTGCCGGCATCGTCATCGGGTCGAGTTGTCCGGCAGCCACAATGTTCGTGGCGACACGGGCAACCGTGTTCACGACCTGATCCTTGAGGTTATCCACACCGACGACGTAGCCCTGCATCGTGTACTCACCGAAGGCTCGGAACACTGTCGACGGTGAGGCGATTCCCAGGGCAGACTTCGCACCGTTGATGACCGCGCTAGCTGCATCCTTGACCCGTCGAACAGCTTCGGTCACCATCGACGCAATACCATTGATCAGGCCAATGATGACATTCTTGCCGGCAGACACTAGCCAGTTGGCGGCGTCACCCAGAGCGCCGATGATTCGACCGGGCAGAGAACCCACCAGGTTCATGACGTTGTTGACACCATCTCTGACTGAACCGCTGACCGAATCCCACACCCCTCGGAACCAGCTGATGATCGGGTCGAACACCGAGTGGAAGATCTGCGAGACACGGTTCCACGCGTTGGACACCGCACCAGTCACCATCTCGACGGCGGCTGACGCAACACGCTGAAGATCAGCCCACAAAGCCGAGAACCACTCAGCCAAAGGATCGAAGACCGCGTGGAAGATCGTGACCAACTGGTTCCACTTCTCAGACACGAAGTTCACCGTGTTCGAGATGATCGTGGAAATCGTCTCGTAGAGGTAGTTCCAGATACCCGTGAACCATTCAGCCAGTGGATCCCAAATCGCGTGGAACAATTCGACGGTCTGTTGGAACCACGACTGAATCAAGATCCAGATCAACTCCACGACCGTAGAAATCACGGTGTGGATAATGGTGAAGATTCCTGTGATGATCGTGATGATGGGAGTGAGTACCGTCGTAGCAGCCGAGACGATGTTACTCCACACCGTGTTGAGGAAGTCACGGATAGCCGTCACCGGCACCATGATCGCGTTGCTCACCCGCGTGAACACGTCTGTGAAGAACGTGACAATGCTGTTCCACACGCTGGTGATCGTGTCCGTGATCGAGGACCAGACCGACGAGAAGTACAGGACGATCCCGTCCCAAAGTCCCGTGAAGAAGTCAACGATCCCGTTCCAAATTGTGGCTGACGTGGAAGCGATCCACTCCCATGTTGCACTCAAGAACTCGACAATCTTGTCCCAGTTCATGATGATGATGGCTACCAGTGCGATCACCGCGGCAGCGATGGCCACATAGGGGTTCATCAACATCACCAGGTTGAGCGCTGCTTGGGCAACAGCTACAGCCTTCAGAACTCCGACCAGAATCGCCCCCACGATGAGAAGCTGACTGATCGCATCGGCGTTCGCCGTGATGTACAGCGCCAAGCCCGCGATGATCGGGGCAAGGAATTCGATCACCGGCACCAAGTTGTCAGCCAAGGCCGCAGCCAAAGCCGCAACAGCGCTGACGATGATGGGCAAATACGGCCCGAGCGCATCGAGACCGCCTGTGATCAGGGTGCCGATCGCATCGCCAACAGCGATCAACGCCCGTCCCAAGTTCGCCATGAACGTGGCGAATTCCTCAGTTGCTGTGAACTCGCGCAGTCGATCGAGCACCGAACCGAGGCCACCAGCAGCCGTCTCAGAGCCCGTGACAAGTGGCCCGAACACGTTGCCGACAATCGCCGCGATGTCGACGAGCAAGCCGCCCAGCTGACGCAAAGCATTGAGTCCGCCCAGGAGAACTTCCTCGAGTCGACCCGACTCGATGAACGACGCAGTCCATTCGCGGAAAGCATTCGCTGCTTCGAACGCCCCGCCCGTCAAACGCGCGAATACCTCAGCGCCGGCATTTGCCAGATCGAGGAACGCCGCAGCGAGCGGGCCCAATGCGTTGCCGAGGTTGAACACGATAAGACGTGTGGCACGAAACAGGCCATTCACAGCCTCGACGTTTCGTCCCTCCGTCATCACGATGGCAAACCTGCGAGCGACGATGTTGACGGCTTCTGCCACACCGACGAGCCCGTCCCTCAGGACTGGGATGTAAGTCTCTGTCAAGCGCTGAAGAGCGGGGCCCAACCCGTTGAAGAAAGCTTCCTGCACAGCCTGCTGAACGGGCTTGAACGCCTTGGCCGACTCACGAACTGCCAGCGCGAATTCGCGAGCTGCCGGCGACAACTTCTTCAGGGCTTCTTCGACCGCAGCAGCGTCGGCCTCCAGGTCGACCATGACCTCGAGAGCATCGCTGACTCCGCTGAGCGCCACCTTGAATGCAGCCATCGCCACACCCATCGCGGCGAATGCGCCCGGGAGAATGAGGGCAGCACCGGATGCAGTAGTGAGCGCACTCCCCAGCGCAACAACTGCGGGAAGAGCACTACCGACCAGACCGAGAACACCGGCCATCTTGCCGAACGACGTGAGCAAACTCAGCAGACTCGAGCCGACCTTCTGCAGTGCTTCGCGCGACTGATTCGCCGATCGCGTGGCGGTCTTGCCCATCCTGTCGTGCTCATCGGCATTCTTGCGCAGACCATCATCAAGATCCCTCAACTCTTCCTTGAAGGTGTTGATGTTGCCCCTGGCGCGCATGACGCCGTTCTCGTCATAGTCGATGATGATCTCGCCGTGAACACTACCGATCCGGTGCTCAGCCACTACTTGTTCCCCCTTCTGCGCGTTGGTGCGGCGGGACTTGCGAATCTCCCAGGCATGGAGCCATCTTCGTCGAGCCACACCATGATGCGACGCTGCTCGGCTTCTTCCTTGCGCTTCTTGACATTCTTGGTGTGGTCAGAGACATCCGCCTCAAGCGAAGAACCGAACAAGAACACGGCTCGATCGAACAAAAAGGCTTCAACTGGATGCTCTAGTCCATACAAGTTGGAAGGGGGGAGGTGGTATGCCTGTGACATCCGCCACGCAGAGAAGAGATCAGTTGCTTTGCTCGCGAAATCGCTCGAGCTTGCTCAGATCTCCCACCGCGTACGAGAGGATGTGGGCACGGTCCTCGAACGGGATGGTGTCGGTGTAGATCACACCGGCCACACGATCCTCGTAGTCGAGCGGAGTCTCCGTGCCGTCCTCGTGGCGAGTGACAGGTCGCTGAACGACCGGATCGAGGAGCATCGCTTCCGTCACTCGATCCATCAGGTTGTTCAGCTGCGTCATGGCCCCAGGCTTCTTCAGCAGGCTGTTCACGTCGATCTCGGCGTTCGCCGCCACCGGCTTGTCCTGCTGCACCTTCTTGCCCTTGACGCGCTTGATGTGCTTCTCCTCGACGAGGGCAGACAGGGTATCGACACTGTCGATTGCGCCCGCCTCGAGCAGCTTGTCGACCCCGGGAGCCTTCACCAGGATGGTCGAACCGCTGGGCACAGTGATCTCCCGCTGAGCGGGACCACCCCACGTGTGTCCACGCGAGATGTTGGAAAGCTTCTCAGAATCGTTGATGGGTGGCATCCCAGTGCTCCTAATACCCGTTGACTGATGTTGGTGTGGATCAGGCCGTCGTGGTCTTGCTGACCTTGCTCGACCAAGCGCCGGGCATGCCCGACTTCTTCGCGCGAACCCGGTAGTCGTACGCGGTTGCCGCCGTGAGGCCGGTCTGCGTGACCGTCTCGGTACCGGTCGGGACCGTTGCCGGCGTACCCGCGGCGAATGCCGAATCCGGGGCGGACGTCAGCTTGCGCTGGATGTCGTAGCCCTCGTTCTCGCCTACGACCTCGTCCCAGGTGAGAACCTGCGTGTTCGCCGTCGTCGCCCCAGCCGTGAGGTTGGACACCATGGTCGGCGGCATCGGGATTGCCGTCACCTCGTCGTTCGAGACGAAGTCGTACACGACACCGTAGAGGTTCTCCGGATCCTCGGGCGTGTTCTCGTCGCCCATGAGGCAGCCGTAGCCCGTACCCGAGCAGCTCGTCAGGAAGAACTGCTGGTCGCCGAACTCGCCGCCGATCGTGTCGGTGCACTTCGCTCGGTAGATGATCGCGTGCAGATCGCCGCCCGCGTCGTCGATGACCTGACCCTCGATCATGAAGTACGGCCGACGGTTCGTGACCTTCTTGCGAAGACGACGAGACGCCACGAGTTCGGTGACAGAAGCACCGCTGAGAACCGCGTACGCGGGGAAGTCGATGCCGCCCGCCTCGATCTCCCAGGAAACCGTCGGCGCAGCCTCGTGCGAGGCCACTTCCTCGTCGTCGCCTCGAAGCGATTCCGAATCGCCGTTCTCCTCGAACGACAGAGTACGACCCACCGGCAGTCGAACGGGGACACCCAGCTCGGTGCAGGTCTGATCGGTGTACGGCGTCAGCACGAGCCGACGCAAGCCAAAGGGAAGCGCCATCAGTTCCTCTTCTCTACTTTCGCGAACCTTCGCGTGGTGAATTCACCGGTCTTGAGATTGAACCGATGAACGACGACCTCGCCGGGATTGTGCAGACAGAAACGGGAATTGCAAGCGATCTCAACGCAGTCTTCATCGATCACCACACCGTGCAGCTTCGCTTCACATCGCAGCTCGGTCATGACACCCCCGAGCCAGTCAGAACGAAGGAGGCGTACCTCGTGAACGTGTTCGCTTCGTCATCACTCAGGTCCTCCGAATAGCCCTCCCAGTTGACCTGTGAGAGCCAACCGCTCGTTTCCGGTGTTGCGATACCGGCGAGGTCGATCAGGGCGTCACGGACGTGTTTGAGGCACCGGTTGATCCGACTGTAGTCACCCTTCTTGTCGTGAACCCACACCTGAAGTGATCGTCGGTTGATCGGGCCGAGGCCCGGGTCGGTGTTACCCCACCGAAGGACGATGAACGGCTTTGCGCCAGGAGTGTCCACATCGTGCGTGATGTAGATCCGGTTCAAGGTGATGCCCTCAGCGTTCAAGCCCGGGTCAGTGCCCAGCAGAGTGCGAATCAAGGTCGTCGCCATCAGTCGAACACCTCCTCGAGCATTTGCCTCAGTCGGGGAACCACAGAGTTCATCACGGGGCCGATGATCGCGTACTTTCCTGACCATCGAACTTCAAGCCAAATGTTGTACGGCATCGACCCGAAGAACACCAGTGAAGTTGAAGACGCACTCTGGTAAACCCGGAACCGGAGACCTTGACGAGCGTTGCCCGTACGGTCAGTCCATCTCGCACCAGATTGCATCTCAGACTTCCCCTGAAGTCCCCAATATTGCAGGATATCCCTGATAGTCTCCCGGTGACGTTCATCGAGGTCACTCAATCCCACGCTGAGGGAATCGGATTTCACTACCGCTCTAGCTCTGGAAGCCACGGCGAGTCACCAAGCCTTTGACCTCGTAGCCGTTGTGCGGGACGATCTCGATGATCTCGTACCGCGCACCGTTCGAGTCGAGCCAGTAGTCGTAGATCTGCATCTCACAGTCCCACTCACCGAGGAGCGTGAAATCCACGATGCGCTCCACACCGTCCGCCGAACGCACCGGCCGAGTGCTGTCAGACATCGTGATCAGTTTGAAGACCTGCGGCTCACGCGGTTCTCCGTCGATCCAGTCAGTACCGCCCGATCCGGTGCGTTCACGCACTTGAGGTATGAGGACGATCGTGCTGGGATCCCAGGCGATGAACTCTTTCGTGAGCCGCCTTTGAAGCTGAAGTTCAAGCGTGATCGCGGGAGTCGTCATGCTACCCCCTAAGCCTGCGGGCGAGTGATCCGCCGAATGGTCGTTCTGCGCGCGGTCAATGCTGCTTCTTCGCTGGCAGCCTGATTGCGGTAGTATTCGGCCAACTTGAGCGAGTTGTCGAAGATGGTGCCGAGTGATCGCGACGAACCTGCCTCGCTCACGTTCACCAGCGTGTGGGATCGAGCCGCAACTGATTCCCACGTGAACTGCACGGCCTCGTTCATCGAGTCCGCTCGATCGATGATCTCGCCCAACTGCTCATCGGTCAAACCCACATCGCCGATGATGCCCCTGAGCTCGTCGATTTCCTCCTGGCTAGCCACCGAGCCTCCCGACGTGCGTAGTCCGAATCAACACAGCGGCGTCATCACATGCACGAGCACGTTTGGGGCGCTCACAGACACGCTCAGACGCCGCTGTGTTGACCTGGGAATCACGCGACGTTGTCGTCCTCGCCGAACTCGGCATCGTCCGCCTCGAGTCGAGCCACGAGCTCACTCTTCTTGCCCGAGGTGGAGTACCGCGTGGCAGCCTCGTCGGCTGGCATCCCGTCGTCGCCGGCGACCATCGCCTCGTGCCGCTTGGTGAGCTCCGTCTTCAGCATGTCGACGGTCCACTCACTGTACGGGGGGACCTCTTCGTTCTCTTCGAAGAACTCCTCCTCGTCCTCGTCGCCGAGCAGGAAGCGCCGGTGCTCGATCGCCTTCTGTTCGTCCTCGAGCTGCTGGACCACGCGGTCACGACCGATGGAGATCAGGAAATCCCGATCCTCGTCGGAGAGAGGAGCACTGTACTCCTTGCCCTTCACCAGAACAGACATGAAGCTACTCCCCTCACAGGTAGTCGAAGTTGGCCGGCGGGGTGTAGGTGGTACCGGTCACGACCTGCATGACCGCCCCTGCACCGCGATGACGAACACCGAGGCCGAAGCCGCGGATGTACGCCGAGTCGATCAGCGGGTAGTCAGGGTTCGGGCCCTTCACCAGCCGCATCCCCTGAAGATCCGGGTTCACGTGCTGGCGCATGCCGATCGGGTTGCCGAGGTTCGCGACTCCGCCGGTGGCGAAGCAGAACAGGTACCCGACCGGAATGTAGTCCTCCTCGATGATCAGCGCGTCACCGTAGGAACCGATGACGTTGAACCCCTCGAGGGTCGCCGCCGGCTGAGCACCGAGCAGCAGCTGGTTCTGCGGCAGCAGCATCGCGTTCGTGCCGACCGACGGGATGAAGTCCCAATCGGCGTGCGTGGCGTCGACGGTGCCCGGGCTATCGGTACGACCCGAGGCCGAACGGAAGGACCGGATGCGCGGCGACTGCGCCTTGTTCACCATCACGACGATGCGGTAACCGAGCGCCTTGGTGTAGCCGTGCTCGGTGACCTGCTCGATCAGGAAGTCGAGATCCTCGGCGTCGAGCGTCGCGCCGTTCGTGGTGGTGTAGTGCGTGTGATTCGACGTGAACGTGTTCTGCCTCCACTTCGGCGGCGCCTCGCCCACACCGTTGTAGAAGGTGTAGACGTTGTACGGGTTCTTGTTGATGTTCGCGGTGGTGTTCGTGTTGTCGAAGATCCGCTTCATCACCGCGTTGAACACCAGCTCGTTGTCCGCCTCGATCGCGGCGTTCTGGATCGAGTCGACCTGCTGAGCGGTCGCGTCGGCCAGGAACATCCACGTGAACCGAGCGGCGAGGTCGTACCAGTCGAACGGGTAACCGATCGAGTACGAACCCAGCCCGGTGCGAACACCCTTCGGACGACCGAACTCGGACGCCTTCTCGAACTTCGTGCCCTGACCGAGGATCGGGACCTCTTCGATCGGATCCACGACGCCGAACGTCAGGAAGTTCACGAGAGCCGAACGCTCAGCGTTGTACGACTCCAGAACAGCCTGGTAGTCGACCCACAGCCCGTTGAGATCGCGGCCATCCTTCGTCGTGGTGACGAGATCGGCCTTCTGGTTGTAACCCTGAGGCATGTTGAGAACCTCTTTCCCACACGTCCGTTAGGACTGTGTGATCAGGCCGCTGCTTCCGCACCGGGGACGACGCGGACGATGAGCCGGGTGGCTTCCACCGTGTGGCCGATGCGACCGTTGGCCGCGCCGGGAGCGGTCGTGCCGTACGTGCCGTCCGCGTTGGAGGTGTAGACGGTGCCGGCGGTGGCAGCCGTTCCGTTCGCCGCGGTGAACTCCACGATCTCACCGGCGGTCATGACGTCCACGATCTCGCCGACCTTCGTCGGCTCCTGCAGGCAGATGATGCCCACCAGACCGCCGATCGCGGTCCCAGCGTTGAGCGGGGTGCCGATCACCACACGGCCGTTCGCGTCGAGCGACACAGCCTTGATCTTGCCGAGATCAGCGTGCGAGTAGTCCGGCGCGTTGGACGTGTAGCCGTAGTTCGCGAGCAGAGGTGCGCGGAAACCGCCCACCATCGGGTCGTACTTGTCGATGCGAGGCATCTGTCGTTGTCCTTCCTGAGACGACGTGTGGAACGAGGTGTTGCTCAGCCGACCTTCTGACCGCGGAATGCCGCCGGGAATCGACGGCGCCTCTCGGCATCCGCGGCAGCCTGGTCGGGGTTGGCACCCTTGCGAGTGCTCGATCCGGACCCAGTCGCCTCAGGCGCGGGCTGGACGATACCGGTCTTCACCAGGTACGACTTCTTCTTGGCGAGCGCGGCGACGGCTTCCTTCATGCCGGTGACCTTGCCGTCCTCGGCGATCTCCACACCCTCCATGAAGTCGCGGAGCAGGATCGCGTACGCGTCGCTCGGGTCCTGCCACTGGATGTTGCCCTCAGCCGCCAGGAAAGCGTTGCGCAGCCTTTCCGAGCGGAGAGCGATCGCCGTCTCCTCGCGAGCCTTGAGAGCTTCCTCGGCATCGCGCTTGGCCTTCTCGATGTCGGTGAGCGTGGCCTTCTCGGCTTCGGCGATCTTCGCGGCCAACTCTTCCTTGGCCTTCTGCTCTGCAGCGGCCCGTCGATCGGCAGCCTTCATCCGCTCGAGCAGCTGGTCGTACTCCGCCTTCGACACCGACAGGTTGGCCTGATCACCCGTCTTGCCAGCGTTCGAATCACTACCCGTCTGCGGGTTGGTGTTCTCGGTGCTGGTCGACGGATCGGTGTTCGGGTCGGGCTGCGTCATGACGATCTCTCTTCCTGGGGCCTCTGACCCCTACTTGCGCTTCTTCACACCAGAGTGCTTGCTGGCGGGCAGTCGTCGGTAACGAGTGACCTTACCGCCCTTGGTTTTGTGGGCCTTCTCGCGTGCCCACGGCTGCTTCGTGGCGAATGCCCACCGCCACTGCTTCTTGGATTTGAAGCCCTTGTAGCCCATCGATCACGCCGCCTTACCTAGTTTCTTTCTCATCAGAGCGACCATATCGCTTGGGGAGATCAGATCGTAGGTCATGTAACACAGGCAATGCGGATGAGGTTTGTCGGGAACCTCGTCAGGCTTGAATCGCTTCTTCTCCGCGTACTGATCACACAGGTGTTTGGGGTTGGGTGGATGTCGCGAAGACAGATTCCAGATCACAGCCTTGACTTCTTCTCGACCCTTGACGAGTTCTTGCTGCTCATCGTGGAACGAGTTGTTAATCTCGGTACGGGCGAGGCGCATAGCGGCGTAAGAAACACCGCCAGGTGTGGCAGGATCGATGAACTTCCGAACTGATCGCGCAAGTTCCTTCGCGGACAAACCTTGAACGATACCTGCTTTGATCATGTCCTGAACACGACCCGAGGCAAGGTCAGCGTTGCGATACACGCGCCGTGAGAGGTCTCGTTCGCGTCGCGTACGCAACAACTCGATTGCGGCGTCAGCAGACGCCTGAATGCCTTCTAGGTACGCGTTCGCACGCCTCTCGCCGACAGCGGCGCGCAATGCGCGATCGATCGACGCTGAAGCGCGTATTGCAGCCTTCCCGACGATCGGAATGTACTTCAAGATGGTGCTCAAAACACCTGATCGCCACATCTTTTGCTGGTCGGCGTCGATCGCATTGAGCACAGCCTGAAGCTGTACCTGACGCATCGCAGCCCCCACACCGCCGCTTGACTCGAGTGCCTCGATGCGCCGAGCTGACTGCTTTGCAGCGAGTCGAAGGATGCGACGCATCTCGACATCCATCTTCGTCTGCACAGTCAGATAACGCATGAGCGGTTCACGGTTCGGTGTGGGAGCCACGATTCACCTCCGACCTACTCGTCGTACTCGACCTTCTCGGCTACGAACAGGGAGTAACGCTTGCTGTTACCCAGCTCGCGACTGCGGATGTACGCTCGGCGTTGAGCGTTACCCAAACCCTCGTACTCCGGCTCACTGGAGAACCTCGACTCCGCGGTCGGTCGCTTGGGAGTCCGCTTCTTCGGCACGGCGCGAGGCGCTGCAGTACGCTGGGTCGCCGATTCCTGCTGTTCGCGAGCAGCGTCAGCGAGAAGGTTCCCGCCGTTCCCCGAGATCTTCTTGATCGCCGGCGAGTTGCGACTCTGACCTGTGGAAGCGTCGTAAGCGCGACTCGACATCGAACGGTCGCTGGGCTTGCGCGGTTCGTTCGCCCTCGCCGCTGCCGCGATAGAAGCCTCACGAATGCGACGCTGGTAAGCAACCCTCGCTTCTTGATCACGCCTCTGCTGCTCGTGCTTGGCCTGTGCAGCCTTGCGACGAGCCACACTCGCTTCGCGTTCTGCCCGAGTGGGCTCGTTGCGATTGCGAGCAGCAGCCGTAGAAGAGGCACGAGCAGCACGAGTCGACATCGGCGCGCGATTCGGGTCACCCGCCGTGGTCGAGCCGTTCTTGCTCCTGCGAACGCGGTCGCGACCCTTCGTGTTCTGCAGCTTCGAGTCCGCGACCATCTGCGCCTCGAACTCGGGGCTGTTGAGGTACGCCATGAGCGCATCCTCGGTCTTCGTGCGAAGACCCTCGGAATCGAACGTCATGGCCTGCTTCAGAGCCTCGGCGTCGCTCTTCTGCTTCGCCGTCGCAGGTTCCTGAGCCTCGGCAGCCCGACGCTGCTTCTCCGACCTGTTCCCAGTCCCGAACATGATGTCCGCAGCACTCTCGCGAGAAATGCGGCCACCTTCGGCCTTGGGGTAAGTCTTCTTCGCCGCGTCGTTGTTGTTCACCACACGTGCTGCCGACGGTTCGTTGGCGCGAGCAGCCTGCTTCTCGAGAAGACTCGTGAGCTTTGAGTCACCCTTGAGTTTCGCCACCGCGTGAAGACGGCTGTCCTGCTCACTCAGGCCGGGCATCTTGTCGAAAGTGCCGTCCTGAAGCTTCTTGACCTGCGCCTGCGTGTCGTTGTTCCCTTCGGCGACGGTAGTGAGCTTGCCCTCTCGAGCACGCGCCTGTGCCTTCACCTCGGGTGTGGTGGACTTGGCAACCGTCGATGCCTGAACACCTTCGTTGCGTCCGCCCTGAGCCTCTTCACGTCGAGCCTGTGCACGAAGACGCTTCGCGACAGCGGATCGACGAGCGATCTGCTCAGGCGTCAGGTTCATCTTCTTGCTCGACGTGCGAGCGTTGATGTTCGCGACCTTCTCGCGGGCAGTCAGACGCTTCTTGGGACCGCCTCGATAGGCGTTCTTGTTCCCCTTCAGAGACCGGGAGATGGCAGCCTTCGTCGCGGCACTCAGACTACGTGCCATCCTACTTCACCTTCTTCCCGGATCCCTTGTTGCGCTTGAGCCGCTTGTCCTTCCGGGTTCCCGGATTGGGCTTTCCTCCCATGTCACGTCACCTCGATGTCGAGTCCTTCGTTGGCCAGTTCATCATCGACTCGAGCACCGAACGGATCCGCCGCCCGAGCGATGCGATCTTGGTCGGCCTGGATGTCCGCTTCCATGTTGGCCGGGAACTGAATCCCGAAGAGGCGTGTCATCTCAGCTCGATAGAACGCCGTGCTGATGACCTGGCGATCCAGCATCGCATCGAGTTCAGCACGGGTGGCAGCGCGGTCGGTCGGCATCTTGTCCCCGAACGTCATGGTTGGAGCCATGCCGTCGAATCGAACTTGCTCGTAGGTCGGGAACCACTGCGTCGCGAGGTCGTAGAGCATCTGATCGTGAGTACCCAGGATGAGTTCTTCCTTGGCCTCAGCCTTGGACAACATGGGAGCGAACTGAAGAGCACGCGCCACACCCGATTCAGCGACCGACACGTCAACCGAGCCGATAGCGATGTCAGGCGTGTTCGAGCCCTCCTTAATGTTCTTCATCAGCAAAGCGATGTGTTCCTGAAACGGGCCGACTGAACCCACACCGCTGACGCGTTGGAACGACTTGCCGCCTTCGTACCCGACGACAGATCCCGGCCCGAGTTCCCACGGGAGTTCGTTGCCTTCGTCATCCGTCGGGTTCGGAGCATCCGTCGCGTACACGCCGAGGCCTTCCAGAGCGAGTGCGAGGTCTTCGTCCGAAATCGACTGATTGACAGCGGCGATGATTCGCTCGAACCCGCGAAGATCACTAGATCCGAACGGGTTCTGGGGCTCCTCGAAGTTCTTGGTGTGGTACAGGGGGATCGAGGTGATCCCGGGCAACTCCATCACGGGGGTGAGCACCTGCTTGGGACGCGTCTTCGTGCCGGCAACGCCCCACTCGGGATCGACCTCCCAGAGCGTCACTTCGTACGACACCCATTGACCCGGATTCTCCGCGGTCAGAGGACGTCGATACGTCGAACGCTTCAGGAGGATTTCCTCCGAGTTTTTCGGATCGGCGTACATGTCCACGACATGAACACCCACGATCTTGTCGAGATCGTTCTCGTCGAAGATCGGGAAGTACGTCCCCGGGTCGACCGCACGAATCGACACGCGAGAGCCGGGCGGCTTGAGGGGGTCAGCGTAGAGCTGCCACACCCAATCGCCGCGCATGAGGCCGTAGAGCTTGTTGCTCGTGAACTTCGACCAGAATCGTTCACGCTTGAAGAAGTTGTTCCAGAAGTCATTGGCAGCCGAGATGGTCTCAGCCGTCGCCGGGTTGATGAACGACGGCACGAGCGCGAGGCTCGGCTTGGGTGCTGTGAATCGAGCTGTGGTGTTGATGATGGTCATACCGCTCGGCAGGTAGATGGGCTTGTCCTCGACCGCTCGAGCTACCAGCTTGAACGTCTGAGGAACCCCCCAGTAAATCTGCTCGTAAAGCCCGTACGACGTCACACGCTCCTGATCCAACCTGTCAGCAATCCATGACGGACCGCCGCTGGCGGGCATGAATCCTGACAGTGTGGAGTAAGGCGTGAAGTCGGTTGGAGAAGTCATCGGCCCATCCTTGCCTTGGTGACACTAGACCGTCTCTGTGTCAATGTCTCACCAGGGATTCCGTAGTAGCCGCGCATGAATCGACCCAGCGCTTCAGGGCCGTGGTTGTCCTTGTCGATCGGGTGCTCGCTTTGGGACTTGACCTCAGATCGATGTTCCGGCCAGCGATAGCCCTCTCGCATCTCCCAGGAAAGCTGCTTGCACGATCGATCCACAAACAGCTTCGGTTGACGATCACGATGACCGTATGGAAGATGTGTGTTGCGCTCCTTCAGCGCGCCGCGAATCAACGAGTCACGGATACGCCTTTCGCCGCCTGTGTTGTTCCTGGGCGGGATCTTGAGTGCATTCTGCAACGTCAACGTGTCGTCAGGCTCAGCAGGATCCGGGTAGAAAGCCACAGTCTTTCTCACCAGATCCCCGTGATGGAGCAGAAGTTCCTGCGCCACCTCAGGCGTGTCGCGCTGAGTCCAGTAGAATTCCTTGATGACGTAGATGTTATCCCACTCATCAACCTGGAGCCACAACCACACGAACGGGTTCGTGTAGCCGTAGTCAATCGCAGCATACAGCGGCCACGACGGGTTGTACTCCAAGTTCTTCAGGTGAATGTCGTCATCCCATTCCTGCATGACGGCACCGACCTTATCCACGAACTGAGCACCGTACTGACGGTTGAATTCATCAGCCGTCAGATCAGCCTCTGCTTCGAGGATTTCCGGGTCATTACGTCCACCCGGGAAGATCCAGGTATTAGCCCAACTCGGGAATCGCCAGGACTCCCAGTTGGGGAAGTTTGTGTCTGATCCACGCTGCCACAGGGCGTAGAGCAACGAATGCTCCGACTTGCCCTCGGGCACACCCGTGAACGCAGCCCAGCCCTTCTTGTCGGACAGCGTGGGGCGAATGTACTCACCCCAGGTGCGGCGCTTGTGCCGGCCCGCTTCGACCATCAACACGAAGTCGAGACCGTCGCCGACGAGCGTCTCTGGGTGCTTGGCGCTCTTGGCGAGCAGCTCAAAGCCCCAGTTAGTCTTGATGTGCATTGACCCGTTATCGGGGTTGTTCTGGAACTTGATCGACTCCCGATCGATGCCGAGCCGTCGGAAGTCATCGTAGACGATCTTGAATTCCTTCTCAGCATCAGAGTACTGGGGACCACACACCCAGCCGAGTTGAGGGCCGCCCGTGATGTGTCGCGACACGACGAATGCCTGCGGCTGAATCTCGTAGGCACCCATCTTCGTCTTGCCGAAACGACGCCCGTTCGGAGCAACGCGAAAACGCGCTCGCGAATTGTGAAACGCCATCTGACCGGGGTGCGGCTCGTACCCGAGCTTCTCGAAGTACTTCGCTTTGTCAAAGATCTTGGGCACGAGCCACCTCCCTTCGATCAGACCAGCTCGATGATCCAGCGCGCGTCCGGGTCGCTGTTGCTGACACCCGAACCATCACTGAACTGGATGTTCCGCAGATCCGCGCTCACGCCGACGATCGTGCGATTCTCCACGAGGTCCTGCACGGGCGGCTGGATCGACACATTGCACATCTCGCCGAGGTACTGCTTGTACTCCTCGGGCGTCGACTCGGCATCCGGCAGTCCGGGCCGACCAGAAGGAACGGTCATAAACTCTCCTACTTCGAGATCTGCTTGGTAGCAGGTGGGGCTGGCTCCGTCTCAGCATTTCTGCCGTTCGGGAACCCCGCAGCCGGGTTGGTTGCGGTGATCATGTAATGCGTCTCCTTGACGGAGTTCGCAGGACTGTGGGGCGGCGGCTGGATCAGATTACCCACACCACCGAACTCAGTTCCCCGATTGATCGGGCGGCGAGAAATGTGGCGGCTCATACGACTGACCTCCCATCGAACTGACGGTCCTGAGCAGCTTCGCGGCTTCCTCGATCTGCTCGGGGGTGATCACACCTGCGTTGATGAGCGCCATGCGCAGCGCCGGGTCGAAAGGCACCATCGCCGGCATGACTTGCAACGGGGGCGGTGTGGGATCGTCAGCAACGAGCTGGTCTTTCTCGTTGAGGTACCTGGACGGGGCGTTGAACGGGTGTCGGGGTGAATTGGCGACGTGCCAGCTCAACGTTTTACCGCACATCGAACACGTCTCGTCAGAATCGTGATCACTGCCCTTCATCGCCTTCCACCTCCTCCCATTCGCTTTCGTCCAGGTCGATCGCGTCATCGTGCACCATCTCACCGTCAGCGTTCACGATGACATCTGCGAGCATGTCCGTGAACTTGACGTTGTTCTGGACCTCCACACGCTGCGTCGCCATGCCCATCGTCTGGTCGAGGATGTACTTCGCAGCCTGGAACCGAACTGAATCCGATTCACCCTGCATCATCAACTCATGCATGACGCCGATCGCAGCGCCCGAGTGAACACTCAGCTCAGTGAGTGCTGAACTCTTGAGCCGACGTGATGCTTCCTCGAGCACGATCGTGGTGACCCACGACGGACGCTTCTTGCGGAAGTTGCCTTCTTCGTCTCGGGGTTGCCCCCGGCGCAACTCCTCGAAGTCCCATTCTTCGACGGGCTTTCGATAGATGATTGCGAGATCGGCCTTGGCACGAGTCACATCCCGCTTGACTCGATTTTCCGTTCTCTTCAAGCGAGCACGTGCCGCTGCGGGCCGCTCGCTGTATTCACGAGCCATGACGAGCCTCCACCCTCTGTGTGGATGACCCTCATGGCAGAATACGACGTCGGGGTAGTCGCGTAACTGCCATGAGGGCCATGCTACGCACATTACGCACCCAAAATCCCTCTTGTCAAACGTCGCACCGGCCGGTCACATTTTTCTCAGATACTCTGACGAAATCGGCCGACCGTCAGGTAGCAACGATCAGCCGATTCGCGTCGACACGGTTACTCGATCGAATCGTCGTCCGGGTCACACGTGCAGTTGGCCTCCGAGCTGCGATAACGCAGGATGTCAGAAGCCTGGGTCAACAGGCCTAGTGCGACGGTCGCTCGAACCTGACCCTGGCGGAACAGCAGGCCCACATCGCCATGCGGCGCGCCGTCGGCGTCGGTCATGTCCATCTTCATCAGCTCGATTGCCACGATGAAGTCCACCATGAAGAAGCCCGGCGCCGGCACGTTGTACGCCTTCATGGCCGCCTTGATGGCCTCCTCGAGTGCGTAGTCCGCATCCTTCTGCTCTGACGTCTTGTTACCCACAACTACTCCCGTCCCAAATCCACGACGATGAACCAACTAATCCACGCCACCACAACCGTGATCAGAAACGCGAAGAACCACGAGATGTCGTAGTGAATGAACCGCGCCAGGAGTTTCACTCCCACCGTGATCGGCACACACATGCTCAGCTTGATCAGGAATTCCTGAACCGGCGTGAACATCCTATCCCCTGTCATCGAAATCGAGCACTCGACCTTGGCCCTGCATTCGATGTGGTACAGGGGGCGGCCAGTTCACCTTGGTGTGTGCCGCCCGGGTGTACTGAGCACGCGTGACACGACTACGTGACGCACGAGCTCCCAGAACACCGTCCAGGTTCGTCTGTGAGCGCCTGAAACGCATTCGACGAGTGAATGCGCGTCGCACACGCTCCAGGAGCGTCACGAGACCTCCTGGCGTCGTTCGTCATCGACCATGACCTGCTCCGTGATGTTGAACAGCAGCTGAACGGCCCGATTGAACTCGGGCGAGATCTGCTTGATGTTTGCGCGCTGATCGTCGGTCAGGCTCATCCACACCGATCGGAGGTCGATCGCGTGCGGGTGGTCGAAGTGCGGCGTGGTGTAGGTCAGAACCGACAGCGCCACACCGAACTCGTCTTCGATCGCCTTCTGTACTCTCGAAGACATGACCGATGACGGGATGCGCTCCTCGGCCTTGTAGACACCGGTGACGAGGAAGTTCACTCGACGATCGGCCCGCGGCGTGTGGGCATTAGTCATGACTGCTTTCCCATCTGGTCGATGACGCGCTGGACATTCTCGAAGGTGTCGTGGTTGTACTCGCCGAGAAGCTTCCCGTATCCCATCTCGGGAAGCGCTCGCTCGACGGTCTTGGCCTTCGCCTCCACACGAGCCTGACGAGCCCTGTGATCACTGATGGCCCGACGCCAGCGATCCGGTTCGTTGCGCATCGCGGAAGTGACAGCCTCGAACGCCGACACCTCGTCCTTCAACCACACCTGCTGACGCGCACTCTCGCCGAATGCCTCGGGGAGTGGGCCGAAGAAACGAACTCCCCCGGGAGACACCTTGAGTTCGCGAACTTCGCCAATCTGGTCTTCGGTCTTGCGGTTCACATCAGTTCCAATCTTGCGTCGAGCAGCAAGTCCATGTCGGGGTGTGGGTAGTGCTTAGAACGTTTCACGATGTCACGCAGATGATCGTCCACCGAATCGACGATGGACTTACCCTCCTCATCGGCCTGGATGATGTAGCGATACCCATAGGCCCCAGTCACGTACATGTACTTCTCGGCCCAATTGACCTGGACCGTGTCGAACTGCTGAACGGTTCTGCGACGATTACTCCTGAGTACCTTCGCCATCGTCAGACCCCTCATTCTTGTTCTGTGTTGCTTCGATCTTCGCACGCCTCAGGGCGTCTCGCATCAGTTGCTTCACATCTTGTGAGAAATACGGCTCAGCACACCTCATGCGCGTGCGTGCGATAGCACGGGCGTAACCCTGAAGCATCGCCTTGTACTTGACGACCTCCAGTTCCGGATCCATCTGATCGATGTACACGCCCGAATCAGACTGTGCCGCGACGACCTTGCGCGCAATCGCCAAGAGGTCATCATCCACAGTTTCTACCAACGTGCGCCCAGCCGTGGAGTGACCAAGACTGAGCGCATCGTTGACCTTCTTCGCCAGCTTCCTGTCGATACCAGCCTGTGTGCGTCGCGTCATGCGTCGAACGTACGCGCAGAGATCACCACGGACAACTCATCAGGCAAAGCGATCGTTGCCCCCGGGAACAACGCTCCCGGGCGGCGGCCAATCACCTTGCTGAGCGTAGCCCATCACCGACCGGACTTGGGGCGTATCAGATCCGCATTCACACAGCCCACACGCCCAGCACCCGCCGCAGTCCTCACAGCGGTCGTGATGGACGTCCTCAGCGTCCTCGTCGACACTCATCTCGCGCCACCACCCGCCGCGATGCTGCGCAGGTACGCCCGCTTCACAGCGTTGTGGCGGGCGTCGTCGAGGGCGTTGTGGAGGCCGGTCTGCTGCTTCGGCAGCTCGTCCCACGGCACGCCGAGCCGCAGCGCTTCCTGCTGGATGTCGCACGTGAACATCGGCAGCCCGTCGGGGTGGTCGATCATGGCGCCCCAGAGCTGGCAGAGGGCGACGTGGTCGTACGCCCCGTAGTCCGCCCACAGCACCGGTCGCCCGGCGGCGAGCAGGAACGCCTCGACCTCGGCGGCGATCTGCTTGCGCGACTTCACCAGGGGACTGTGGTAGTCGAACAGCCACGATTTCGGCATGTGGTTGTTCCAGTCCCCATAAGGCTTCGGGAGGCTGGGCACGACGTTGTCCATGAGCCACTGGTTCTTGCGGATGCGGCGCTCCAGGCTGCCTCTGGTGGTGTCGCTGCTGACGGCGTAGTACTCGCGGCCATCGGCAGCGACGATCCCGATGGAGATCAGCTCGATGGTGCAGCCGTCCTCCAGGAACTCCAGGTCGTAGTCGTAGTCGGTGGTCGGAGTGTCAGCCGTCATCGCGTCGACCCCGAGTTCTGGCTCATGTACTGACGGCATTGGTCGAGCCACAGCCATACAGCCTCACGCCACTGTTTGTTGGCCAACGCCCAATTCATCTGGGCATCGAGGATGATGTCGAACGCGTCGCTCAACATCTGCGTCTCGTCCAACAACGCCGGACCCGGGCTTGAACTCTCACCGTTCATCACTGCGGTACCCGCGTTGTGGACTGTCGAGGTGACCACCCCGTCTACGTCGATAACGCGCACGTAGCGCCACATGTGCTCCTTGAAGTACCCGATCTCGTACTTGAGCACCAGTTCGCCGGGGTTCTCGACGGAGTACATGGGCTCGAACGGCCTCGAGAAGATCTTGAGGTCGCCGTTGTTCGGGTTGATCTCCCACGAGACTCCTCGAGCGAAGTCCTCGTAGCTGAGTTCTCCGCTCACCGAGTCGACAACCTGCACCCGAACTCCGCCGTGACGAAGCTCACGCTCGCCCTCGTCCGCACCCTGCTGCATTCCCACGTCCTTCTTCCTCGGCCAATCCCTCGGATTGATGTGCACGTTCACGGCCATAGAAATCCTCGTTTCCTCATGAATTTTTGTGTTTGGGCCCACGTCACAATCGTGCGTGGTACAAGAGGCATCTGCCCTCTTCGATGTTTCCACACCAGCGAGAGAATCCCATAGACCTCCTGATAAGTCCAGTTGTTCTCAGCCATCATCCACAGAGACCAATTGATCAGCTCGTATTGGTACTCCGTGTACATCATCTCTACGATGTAGTGATCTCGCTTGTCTTTGAGTCGCTTGATCCGCTGAGTTCTCGGTTTCAAGTGACCCGAAACAGTCAAGCTCATCTCGTACCAGAGCCCAGTTTGCTTGTCGTACAGCCGGACGTACTTGGGCTCAGGCCGGCCAGTCACCCGAGAGAACTCTTCCTGCGTGACGTACTGCCGCTTGGGGTTGTCACGCCACCAGATCAGGCCTTCTTCGTCAGATTTCGGCATCGTCGAGACGAGCCTGAACCAGGGCCATCTTGCGGTGCACGAGCTGCAGCTCCGAGATCGGCTTCAGAGTCTCCACAGCCTGAAGCTGCTCGAACATCGGCAGGTCACGCTCACGCAGAGTGCGACGACGCTTGAGCCAGCTGTGCCGCGAACGCTGCTCGGTCTGTGTGGGCAGGCCGTACCACGTCAGCTCGAGGAGGGGTGTCCCGTTCTCGTCCAGGGGAACGCACTTGCGGTCGTCACGAACCCACCACAGAATGTCGTCGGAGTCCGTGTACATCTCGCGGCCCTGCAGTTCGCGCACCGTGTTGAGCAAGCTCTCTGTGATCGCGTCCACGATTCCTCCTTCTGCTCGTCGGGAGTACAAGCACAAAGTATCTCACCAGGAACCGGACCGACAAATGCAAGGAGAGTACCCACACCAACACCAGTGCCCCGGTGAGCGTCATTTCTTCTACCCCCTGACCTTAGAGGCCATCTCAGCGACTACAGAGCACGTCACGCACGCACGTCGCATGTGACGGTCAATCACGATGCTCTTCGAGCGCGTCAGCGGGTCCGTGAGGAGTGCTGCGTGATAATCACGCACGATCGATGCACGCAATGCGTGCAGAACACCAGCGAGCGCAGGGGCGGTAGACAACACCAAGCCCACACCGAGCTCGAGCATCAGGGATGACGTGAAGGCGAAGCCCAGCATCACGTCACCAGCCCAGAAATGATGCCCCACATGATGGCGAGGCCCGGCGAGGTGAGGCCCAGGACAACTCCGGCGAGAGCGGACAGGACGAGTGCAGAAGCGATACGACGTGTGGTCATGCCGCGTACTGTACGGTCCTGCCCGCTCAGCCGTCAAACTGTCGCTCTAGGTCTGAGGAGGCACTGGCTTCTTGATCTTGTTGAGGCTCCTCGACAGCATCTCCGCCACGTCAGCGGGTGTGGGCGCTCGACCCGTCACAGGATCGCCGTATTCCCGGACCATCGCGTCGTAGATCGGGGTCACCTCGAAGTCATCCACGATCGTGCCCGAGATCACATGATGTTCGCTCACAACCCGCCTCCTTGGCTCTTGCCGACCTGGTACCCGATGAAGATTCCGATCCCAAGCAGGACCGCGCCGAACACGACCCCGAACATGAGCGCACCGAAGCTGAGATCCATCACTTGGATGCCCCACCGTTGGTGATCTGACTCGTGCAGTTCGTACACGCCACACGCATGTCCGTCAAGTCGAGCGTACCCACTTCGCGCACGTACGAGATCACATCGCCTTCGTGAATGCGGTGCTCGTCATTCAGGGCACAAGGCCCGTTGAACTTCGCATCCCACGACGTGATCTTCTCGAACTCCTCGAACTTCACCTCACCGCCGGCGTCGATGTTGCGATGCCATTTGCAGGCACACTCACGCGGCCACAACTCGGTGAGGAGGCAACGACCGTCCTCGTCGACTAATGCCACGGGATCACCAACCCCCACCCTCACCGCGGCCCAGCACGTACTTGAACACGCCCCACGCCTTCTTGGCCTTGCCCTGACGCGGCGTCTTCGTGTAGTTCCCCTTCTTCATCAGGCCCATCTCGCGAGCCTCCTTCGGAGACACGAAGATGTATTCCTGCGGCTTGTCCTTACCCACACCAACACCTGGCCTTTCGTTAGCGCGTCATCATCTCATCATCAGTGCACAACGACACTATCAGATTTCTCTTGTGCCGGCACAGTCGCGCTGAGAGACGACGTAACGCCTCCACCGACGTGTTGAGGTGCAGGAACCCGATCGTCGCTCGTACGGCGCTTCTGAGCAGCTACAGCGTACCCGACGAGGATGAACGACGCGTGTACTCCTGCAGCACCGAACAGACCGTACTTCTGAAGCAACTTCGTGCTCGGCATTCCTGAGCCGAGGATCATCCACAACGCGGGGACTGAGAACTCCTTTGCTATCTTGAGGATCTTGTGCGACGTGTTGAGCAAGCTCACGAGCCGTCCTCGGTATTGTAGTCAATTCGGGGAATGAATGCCACTCCGTCCCACACCCGCGCGAGTCGGTGGATGCGACACGTCAGGCGAGCGCCTACGTGAATCATCGGCCGAGCGAACGGCTGCAGGACGAAACGGCAGCGACAGCCTTCGGGAATCGGCGTCGCCGGCGGAACGGGCACAGTGATTACCTCCAGGCCGCGAGCATGTCGGCGTACGACTGCCCCTGATGGGTCACGATCTCGTGAGGTGTGGCCTTCGTCGGTCCCGTGATCTTGCCGGGGTCGGGCACGACCAGCCCGCGATGCACGCACTGGATCACCAACGCGACACGGTTCTCGACGTTCCAGGCGCGGTAGATCCGCTGGAGGTACGTCTTGATGGTGTCCTCCGTCATGAACAGCTGGCGCCCGATCTGACCGTTCGTCAGACCCTGGCACACGAGCGCAGCGATCTCGGCCTCGCGCTTGTTCAGGAACAGCCGCTGCGCGCGCCAGTCGGGCTTCTCCTTCGAGTACCGCTTCGACATCACCCGCTCCTGCTGAAGGGGCGTCATCGGTTGATCCTGAACCTGCACCAGTTCAGCCTTGCTCCCCACACCCATCTCGTGCTCCTCGGCTCCGGCGTTGCTCGGGTTCGGCTCCGGCGTCGACATTCAGTCCTCCACTCTCACGTCACGGTCAGAGTCAGTAGTTGCCGGCGATGATCAGCAGCGTTCCCATGACGTACAGAACTACGATGATCACACAAGCCCAGAAAATAGCCCTCACCTGATCAAGCCTCCCTCGTTCTCCCACGAATCGATACCCGACGAAATGCGCACGCGATCGATCGATGCGTTCACCATGTCACGAAACGTCGAGCCCGGCACCCCGTACATGAAGCCGAAGACCTCCCGCTTGAGCGCACGGCGTTCGGGGCCGTTGGGCATCGTGCGGAGCGCGTCGATCGCTTCACCCACAGCTGCCGGCACACGCGTCTGGTAGTTCGAGTACTGAGCCCGACGCTGATCGGCCAACTTCTTGACGTCATCCCAGGGATTGACGAGAGTTCCGTCCTCGGCCAGCCGCATGGCGACCTTGATCTCGCTCGGAACGTAGGCCGCGTCGATGAAGACCCGATCCCCACCATCGGAAAACCCGAGTCCGAGTTCGTCGTTCAGGTTGTGCTTGCCCACAGTTCCTCCGGTCACCTTTCTTTGGCACGCAACAGGTTCAGGTACATTCGGGCACGTTCACGCCCGGTGTCAGTGTCAGGGTATCGGATCACCGGACCAACTCCAATACCGTTCGGGTCGACCTCGTTGCCGTGACGCAACCGGATCTTCGAAGCATCACCGGCCCCCGTAGGCCACGTGATGATCTCCACACACCCGCGTGAAGCTATGAGCACGAGACGATAGCTTTGCATCTCACTTCTTTCGCTTTCCGAAGAGCACGAATCGCAAGATGATGATCCCCGCCAACACGAGCAGAAGCAAATCGGTCGAGAACCCGAACAGGTTGGGAAGATCCGTGAAGTCGATGTCCTCGAGCCAGCCCAAGTCGATCTCGGGCAGCTCGAGGTCACCGAACAACACGTCTTCTTCAGTATCGATGACAGTCACAGTCGTCATGTCCTGGACAGTACATCACTGTCAGTCCTTCTCCGCACGAGACACGGCTTCACTGACAAGAGCAGCCTTCTCGTTGATCAGCTGATCTATACGCAGCGTCAGATCCCTGATCAACTGACGAATCCCTGCAGCCAGAGATTCCTCCTTCTTCAGGTCCTCGTTCCACCACATCAGGGCCTGCCAGGCGTCGACGATCTCCTGACGATGAACCCCCGTGAAGTGCGCATCCACGCGCTCGATCAAGGCCGGCCCGACACTCCCAGCGTTCTTCCACACCGGCGTGATCCGGATGATCTCGTCGAGATTGAGGACGTCGATCAAGCTCTCGTTGATCAGGTACCCGCTCTCGTAGGCGGGCTTGTCGTACAGGTACACCATGAACTCGCCCTCAGGCTTGAGCCAGCTCGTGGCCTCGATCGGCTCGGTGCTTCCCTTCAGGAACACCTTCCAGCCCTTGAGCTTCTTGTCACCGAACTTCTCGTCGCCATTCATCGGGTTGTGCTCGCCGACCTTCCCGGAATCAGGTGAACGGACGTCAATGGAGCCGGCATCATGCTCACACGAACGAGGCACTCCTGTCGACTCGAACTACCGAATGACCCCACACCCGAACACCGCATGTCCTCGACGGTCGTTCCGGGCACCCGCACGCGTTCGGTACCACCCTCACCACCCGCCGTCGACGCGAACACCGCACCGATCATGGCGCACGCAGTCAAACCAGCGCCGATCATAGCTCCCATGATGCGACGACGCGCACTCATGCGTTTCACAGGCACAATTGCAACCTCCTAGCAGACACGTACACGGCTTCAAACCGGCATCACATCGAATCACGCACGAGGCGTGTCAAGCATCGCTCACAGGCGTTCTGAGCGCGTCGCCCGTCACGAGATCGCTCAGAGGCACCGCCGGCAAGTCCAACTCTCGGCGGATGTCCTGAACCTCAACGGCGGCCTTGACGCGGGCCAAGTACAGGGCGTGCCACGAGAGAAGAGTCATCACGCGGCCGATCAGCGCCAGTCGCGGCGGTGCGAGGCCTTGAGCCAGATCCACCACTTCTCGAGCACGGCCCAGCCGGACCAGGCGTCGATCTTGCCCCAGATGTTGGACAAGAAGACCATCGCCGAATCCCAGGCGGAGAACAGCGCGGAGAACAGAACAGCGAAGTTGCGAAGGAAAGTTTTCATGCTCTCAGTTTACCTCCGACATCGGACCTCCGCAACGAGCGCAGTAGATCCACTCACTTTCCCCGATCTTTCCGCATCGCCCTGCGCACTTGCGGACGGGCTCAGTCTTGGCCTCGTCGCCGTCGAGGAACGCAGCAAGTTGGCGGGCTATCACTCGCAATTTCTTGTCAGTTTTTCGGCGCAGCGCAACAGCGTTTGCATCTCGAACAAAACCAGCCCCACCATTTTTTTTGCCTGATGCAGCCAACCGTAGGCCAGAATCGAGCGACCCGTAAGAGCTTTTTCCCTTCCCCGTCGCCCTGCCCTGTTCGTCTGAAGCTCCACGACCAGAGCCCAAATTCGTCTCCCCGAAGCACCGATCGATCAGAGCTTCATACCGAAAGACGAAGTCCCCCGGCAAGAACCGCAGAATGAGCCCGATCTCCGCATCATCCAACGACACCCGGCGAAGAGACCGACCCCCGCCACGACGGCCCGATCCCACACCCCCGTCCAGCACCGGGTGCGGCTTGTACCCGTCTGGCAGAGAGAGACTACGAGAGTCAGAGCTACCAGAATCAGAACCAGGGATCGTCACAGGCCGATACCCGTGATCCGGACATCCCACACCTGGCCTGTACAGCTTCTTGCACCGACCCTTGCCGTGAGCGCCCGTCGATTCCGAACAGACGATCGGCACAATCGAGTCCATGAGCTGCAACAACTTCTTCTGCTCATCCTCGGGCAACTTCTTCCACCAATCACCCGAACCAACACCGCCGCTGCTGCTGCCGCCGCTCGAACCGCCGCTCATTTCCGTCACGCCGAGAATCTATCATCTCCACACCCGTCCCACCAAAAACCAAACCAAAAGCCCGATGAATCAACTCACCGGCATGATGTTCTGGCGGCGTATCTGTTCTTTTTCTTCGCGCCACATACGTCGCGCATGTGTATGTATTGCGTGTTTATAAACACGCTAATACATGAATACGCATTGACGTAGGCGTATAAAAGTACACCGATACATACCCCCATCAGATTAAAGAGTTCTAATGGGTACAAGAAATACACCAGCATGATCAAAAAATACATACCCCCTCAGATCGAGTTGGTGTATGTATTTCTGACGGTGTATCATACGTATCCAATACACCATCAGGTCAGGGGATTGACAGAATATGGAAGACAGGTTCGACCAGGATCAGGCCGCAATATTCCTTCACAGGTTGTTCGGCGATCGTAAAGGGTACATCTCGCTGGTCTTCGGTCACAACCCGAGGATGCAGAAGCCGAGGTTCGCGCCCGATGACTTTCGGCCGGCATTCTACCTTTGGCCTGAACAGTCAGACGACTTGTTCGAGGCAGTGGACGACTCGCTCAATCACCCGGACATGCGCGGCGACAACGTCGAGGTGTTCATCTGCCCGAGCCTGAGGAAGATCCCGTCGCGGAGCAGGGGCACGCACGCGCCGCTCATGTGGGTGTGGGCAGATCTCGACGTTGACCCGACACAGGATCAGATCGATCGCATGAACCGGCTCGGCGCTATGACGGTGCTGTCAGGATCAGAAGGTCACAGGCACGTCTACATTCCTCTGGACAGGGCTGTCAAGGCGGTCGACCACAAGGCGCTGTGTCTTTCGCTGAAGGACGCTATCAAGGCCAAGGACTCGAAGATCGCAGAGAATGACTTGCTGCGGCTTCCCGGCACCTTGAACTGGAAGAGCCTCGAGCCCAAGCAGGTGTTCCTGAAGTCGATCGGTCGCAAGCCGAAAGACCCCAAGGAACTGATTCGCCTGCTCAACATGATGCACGGCAATCCTTGGTCTCACTACAAGGAATACGCCGAGGCAACGACACCCAAGCAGCTCGAAGACGTGCGAGACGTCCCGCGGCCGAAGCTCACGGGCGACAGTCTCAAGGCGTACAGGTACTCGCCCGATTCGGACGGGCAGCGTCACGACGCGATCTACAAGCTCGTCAAGACGATGAAGGAACAAGGATACACGCGTGATCAGACCCACGCGACGCTCCACACGTACCCGCCGGCGTTGAGCAAGTTCAAGACGCCGTGGGCTATCTCGAACGACGTCGACAGGATCTGGCAGAAGTCCAAGCTGTCATCACCTCTGAGTGCTGACAAGAAGACGGCAGCACCGGCAGCAGCGGACATCTCTGAGGAAGACGACGGCTCAGAGCAGCCTGAGCTCGAGTTTCACGTGTGGGGCGACGTCGTCAAGCGTGTGGACGAGGCACCGCCCCCGCAGTACTTGTTCCAAGGAATTTGGGTCGAGGGCGATTACGGCGTTGTGTCAGCGCCTGACAAGTCGGGCAAGTCGTGGACCATGGCAGATGCAGCGATATCGTGTGCGAGCGGTACGCCGTGGATGAATCGATGGGAAACGCCCCTCGGGCCGTCGCCTGTCGTGATCTGCTTCGGCGAAGGATCTGAGCGCAAGCAGATTCGACGCGCACGCGCTATCGCCCGTCACAAGGGAATCTCAGACGAAGACTTCCGTGCGCTGCCGATTCACCCGATGTTCTCTGTTCCTCAGATCAGCGACGATCAGCACCTCACAGAACTCGAGGCGAAGATCCGCACAGTGCGGCCCGCGCTCGTGATCATCGACCCGTTCTATCTCGCGGCGTCGGGCGCTGACTCGTCAAACCTGATCCAGATGGGAACGATGCTGCGTCGCATTCAGCTCGTGTGTCAGCGACACGGGGCTGCCCTGATGATCAGTCATCACTTCAACAAGTCGTCATCAGCGGGCGGTAACGGCGACGTGCACTCGCGCTCGAGCGGTGTGGGACCGACAGCATGGGGTCGAGTTCTCGTCGCTATCGAGATCGAGCGGAACTACACTGACCCGATCACCAAGCGATCACAGGTGACCTTGAAATGGGATGTCAAGGGCGATGAGATCGCCAACGAGCAATTCCACGTTCAACGCGACGTGTGGGAGACTACACCCGGTGATCTGTCGAGCGACATGAACTACTCCCTGCAGTTCCAGGATCAGGAGGCTGTCGCTCAGGCTAAGCCCCTCGTGAACGCGCCGTCGATGCAGCGAGTCTCACAGATCTTGGAAGATCACAAGGCGGGATACGGCATTCGCGCGATCATGCGTGTGGCCAAGGAATCGGGAAAGGCAATCAGTCAGAAGACTGTTGAGAACTGCCTCGACCAGTTGATGTTGCACGGGTTCGTGCAAGAGGGGCCGAAGGTCGGGCTGACCAAACCTTACTTGTCGGTGAACCCATTCAGAGCCGACATGCTCAATGGCGACATGACATTGCAAGTGGCAAGCCACAATGGTGTACGCAAGCCATACCGGCCACCATCATCAGCCACATCTACCACGCCCACACGTCGAGTGAACAACCTGAAGCCACGCATCACGAATCGTGCACCGCGTACGTCAGCCACACCGGCAGCCACTTTGATCCTCGACTTCTCACAAGTTTCGCGACCGCGACGACGTTACTAGGATGTGCACATGAGCCTGAACCTGACCACACTGCCGACGATGAGAGACCTGCTCGCGGACGAGGTGTACGCCGAGTACTTCGAGAAGACGCCCAAGCTGACGAATCGAGGCGGGCAGCCCTGGCGCGTCCTGGCGAAGCGTCACAACGCCGGGCCTGACAAGGTGCGCAAGCCGTACAAGTACGGCATGGCGGACTTCGAGCGGTACCGTGACGCCCGTGACAAGGTCGTGTCACTGCTGCTCGAACCGCGCAACATCGACGTGGCGCTGATCTCGAAGCGTCGACTGATGATGCCGCCCGTCGGGTTCGAATGGGACAGCGCGTGGCACTGGTGCACCAGGTGCCGTCGACCGAGCGAGTTCAGGCTCACGTGGTCACGACCGCCCGCTCTCAAGGACGCGCCGGCGATCACGTTCGATGAGCCGGTTCGATGCGTGTTCTGCGGTGTGCGTGCCTCGTTCGCCAAGCCGATCACTAAGCCGAGGATGTCATGATGAGCGACGAGGAAATCGATCGGACCACGACCATGATGCAGGATCAACTCCGGCACATGGACGCGCTCTACGAGATCGTGAATTCGAGCGACGAGGCGGAGGTAGTTCGTCTGGCTATCTCTGCGCTCACGGGCACGCCCAGCGGCCTCGCGTACCTGCAAGCACACCCGATCATTCTGTAGGAAGGACCCCCGTTCATGTCTGGAGCATCGACCCGCAAGGGTAACTTCGACGCGCGCAAAGCCCGTGAGATCCTGGCGCGTCGTCAGGCCAATCACCGCTGCGACCAGTCATTTCTCCAACGTGCTCCGCGCTTCGACATCGTGCTGATGGTCGAGGGCGAGGAGTACAAGAAGCACGGCTACCACTGCCCCACGTGTGGAGCAAGGTGGTTGAAGATCTTCGTTCGTCGGTCGGGTACCCTGTACATCAACTGGGAGAAGCAGGAGGTCACACCGCTGTGAGTCCTAGCTGGAAAACCAACAAAGAGGGCCCAGCCCCGTTGAGGGACTACGACAGGCTCGGTGTCGCCGAGGTGACGGTGGTGAGACTCACCGGCAATGCGCGCGCGTCGTTGCTCGCTTATCAGGGCACGATTACGAGCGCTGAGTGTCTCTGTAAGCCGGCTTTGGGCATGACCGCACGTGATGCACGTGCACGAGCGTTCAAGGCGCACAAGCGTGCTTTCTGGGCCGGAGCGTGTGACTTCGCGCCATACGAGAACGTCAACGACCTCGACCGGCGACTGCTCACGCGAGAGGAAGAGGAATAGCCGGTGGGATACAAGTGGAAGACCACACCGTACCTGCATCAAGTGAAGGGAGTGAAGCGGCTCCTTAAGCAAGGGTACGGTGGCGCCCTGTTGATGGAACCGCGGACGGGGAAAACCAAGACGACGATCGACTGGCTGTCGATCTTGAACCAACAGGGCAAGCTCAAGAAGGTTTTGATCATCTGCCCCGCACGCGTCATGGACGTGTGGGTCGCGGAGTTGCTGACTCATTCACCGCGTCGGGTCAACATCGTCGTGTGGGATAGAAAGGCACGCAAGGACGGTCCACTGCCCGAGCACAACCCGGTGTTCGACATGACTGTGGTGATCGTGAACTACAACGCGTTCGCCACACCCGGGAAGAAGTTGGCGAGCGGGCGACGCTCGAAAGCAACCGGGCGGTTCAAGTTCAGGTCGTTGATCTTCAAGTGGATTCAGGGTGAAGACGCGGCGTGCGTGCTCGACGAGAGTCACAAGATCAAGAGTCCCAGCGGCAAGACGTCGAACATGGTGGTCAGTCTCGGCAGCAAGTTCACCTACCGCGTGATCCTCACCGGAACACCGGTCACGAAGGCGAAGCGACTTCACGACCTGTACATGCAGTGGCAGTTCTTGAACCCGAGCACGCTCGAACAAATCGGCATCTACACTGTAGCCGATATGAAGGATCGAATGGGACGGTGGACTGAGCGCAACGGGTTCCCGCAGTTCCTGCGCGCGAATGACCAGGGTGTGGAAGAGATCCGTCACGCGATCCACACCGATGCCTACGCGGTGAAGCGCGAGGAGTGCTTCGACCTGCCGCCGAGTGAGAACCGCATCATCCACGTACCGCTCACGACGTCAGCACGTGTGTACGACGAGATGGCTGAGCGCCTCGTGGCGACACTGAAGGACAAGCTGCGGGAGGAACACACGGTCGAGGCCGGTATCCCACTCACGCTCGCCCTGAGGCTTGCTCAGATCACAGGAGGATGCGCCACGACGGACGAGGGCAAGATCCTGCGCGTCGGGCGTGAGAAGATCAACGTCTTGACCGAACTCGTGCAAGACGAAGCGGTCGAGAAAGAACAGAAGATGGTGATCGCGGCGAGGTTCAAGCCCGACCTGGCCGCAGCTGCTCGCATCGGCACTCAACTCGGTCTCCCCGTGTACCGCCTTCAGGGCGGCATTAGTCGTCAAGAAGCCACCGACAGCATTCGCAAGTTCAAGGAATTGGAGGGTCCTGCTCTGTTCGTGATGCAGCCTTCCGCAGGATCGCTGGGCATCGACCTGTCAGCTGCTCATCATTTGGTGTGGTACAGCCAAACACCGAACTGGACTGACTACACGCAGTCGAACGACCGAATCGCCTTGGCGTCAGGCATCAAGACCTACACGTACCTGATCGCTCCCGACACGGTGGATCAGATCTTGTACGACAGCTTGCAACTGGACGGCGAGGTCGCTCGACACATCACCACACGTCCTGAGGGGTTGTTGCGCTCTCAGGCTTCGATCAAGCGCATGAATTCGATGCTGGATATCAACGCCAGCTAGCGTCCCGTCTTACAAGTTTACAAGGCATTTCTCCACATACTAGGATAGGACGCATGATCATAGTAGAGGGATGTGATGGGAGCGGGAAAGACACCCTGATCCAATCACTGGCGTCGTACTTCCAGCTGCCCGTGCACGAGCGAGCCTGTACCAGTGAAGGGGGACCGATCGACGATCTCTACTCGTGGGTTCAGCGCGACGTTCTGCGCTTGCAGGAGCAGCCCCTGTCGATCTACAACCGGCATCCTCTCGTGTCCGAGTACATCTACGGTCCGATCGTTCGTCAGTTCCTCCCGCAGGAATTCACCACGACGAACGCGCACCTCCTGATCAGGATGCTCGCCCAGCGGTCGTTCTTGATCGTGTGCGAGCCCCCCATGCACGAGGTCGCGCACAACCTGTCCGCTCAGCCGCACAACGCGCAGATGCCGGGAGTGTTCGATCACTTCCCGCAGATCTACAGTGCGTATCAGACGATGCGTCAGTTCTGGCCCGGCCAGGTCATGACGTACAACTACACCTACGGACAAGATCACTTCAACGGTCTTCTGTCCGCACTTCGCATCCACGTCGCCACTGAGAGGAACTACCGCCATGCCGCGTGAATTCGTCAAGTCCGCCGAGATCATCTCTCTCTACGACATCCAGGAGGACTCGAACGAGTGGCGCACCCAGGCCTACCCCGACACGTGCGGCCCGATGTACCAGTTCATGGGGGTGGCCGAGGAGGTCGGTGAACTGTCGCACGCGCTCCTCAAGTACCTTCAGGGCATCCGCGGTTACGACAAGGACCGCATGCTCGCCGAGGTCGGCGACGCCGGGGGCGACATCGTCATCTTCCTGTGTGGGCTGTTCTCGTCGCTCGGCCTCGATCTCGAGCAGGAAGTGAACCAGGCGTGGGCTCACGTCAAGAACCGCAACCTGCGACAGGGTTCCGACAACGGCTCGACCTCCGGCACCTACACGGCTCCCGCGGATGTCGACGTGCCGGCGCAGAATAACTCCCAGCAGCGCGGTGATCAGCCCAAGCCCGTGTGCGCCACGAACTGCGGGTGCTCGATGTCGGACGATGTCAAGGTCGTCAGCGTCGATGACACCCCCATCAACCAGCTCAACCCCGAGCAGCGTGAACGTCTCCTGGGCATGCCGCCCGTCAAGCCGTCCTACGACGCTGCTGCGCACGCGAACAGGATCCCCTGATGGTTCATCTGATCAAGGCTCCGACCGCGACGCTGCTTCACGACAAGCTGGCGAATTCGCTCCTGTTCGGTTCTCGAACCGAGCTCGATGACGCCAACTCGGTCGACGTGCAGCTTCACAACGTCGTGGCCGAGGCCGACTCGTTCGAGTGGCTCAACAGCGCCGAGAGGTTCTGGACGACTCGTTCGAGGTGGAACACGATGGTGCGGCAGTACATCGATCCCGTGGCTCTTCAGGAATGGCTCAACATCATCGAGGGCCGATTCCCGTCGAGCAAGCGCGGCGTCGCCGTTCTGCGCACCAACACGGTGGCCTCACGCAACACCGGCCGGGGTGTGACCCGTCGATGGGGTTCGTGCATGTTGAGCCTGTCGTACCGCGTCAAGCCGTGGCCTCAGATCACCCTGCACTCGCGCACGTGCTACCTGGGCTACTTGAGTGTTCTCGACATGACGGTGGCCCACGTGTGTGCACGTCTCGCCGGCGCACGATCGGGTGTGGACCCAACAAGCATGAGGTTCGTGTGGAATCTCGAGATGGCCCAGTTCCACGGCTTCAGGTGCCTCGCGTACCCGGTCGGGGGATCGGACGATTTCTTCGAAGAGTTCACCGCGCACGACGCGAGACGCGAGACTTACCCGGGCGTGTACCTCGCACGCAAGGAGTACGACAAGATCGAGGCGCTCGACAACGCGCTGGTGCCGTACGGCGATCAGTCGTTCTCATCCAGCCGTCGGGTTCGCCGTCGGTTCCACACCCAGGTTCACGGGTACGACTACGCACTTCAGTTCGAGGGGGGTAAGGACCCCAAGAATTCGAGGGCGTACCGACCGATTCCCCACACGTCGACCGACGATCTGGACTTCACACCGATTGGGATTATCGCATGAGAACCACCGGCCGCACTGTGTTCACCGATGTGCATTCGACTGAGTTCAGTCGTCTGTTCTCGATCCTTCGTCACAACCTCAACGAATCGTCGGTGTACGACCGCGGTCGGTGGCAATCCCAAGACGTCTCGACGCGCCCTGAGATGAACACACGCGAACTCTGGAACGTGCACATCGAGTACGACATGCCGACGACGAACAAGGCGCTTGTGGACGCTGTGAGGCCTAACCGGCCGTGGGCCGACGACCACTTCCTCGAGCGCGTGTCTGGTCAACCGCTCAACCCGCCGCCGTCGTCATCTTGGTGGCCTTTCAACCAACGGGACAATGCTCAGCACAAGTCGGCCGACAAGTTCTCCCACACGTACCCCGAGCGATTCTGGCCCAAGTGGGCCAACGGCAAGGACGTCGAACGAAACCCCAAGAAGCACCGAGGTATTCGATTTGGTTATGGTGATCTCGCCGACGTCGTCAAGCAACTGCGAGCTGACCCTTTCACCCGCCAAGCATACCTCCCTGTCTGGTTCCCCGAGGACACCGGCGCGGTGCACGGCGAGCGAGTCCCGTGCTCGTTGGGTTACCATTTTGTCCGCAATGGCAGTAGGCTTGATTGCGTTTATAGCCTTCGCTCTTGTGACTTTTTCCGTCATTTCCGTGATGATGTATATCTCGCTTGCCGGCTCACCGATTGGATCCAAGATCAGCTCCTGGATGTGGATGGTTATCCCTGGCTAGGCAAGCTCGTGCTCAACATCTCGAACCTGCACTGTTTCCGTGGAGACCAATGGCTGCTTGACAAGGAGGACTGACCAACATGGATCGCAAAGCTCGCATATCGGTGTGGTGGGATCGAGTAGGCTTACCCTCATTCCTCGGCTTTCTGATCGTGTGCTTCGTGATGTCTCTGGCGTTCGGCGTGTTCTTCGTTCTTCGTGGTCTGGGGTGGCTCCCGTGCCCGTGACGCCTCGTCCCACACGCCATGACATGCTGATGCAGATTGCTCATGTGGTGGCCTCTCGTTCGACGTGCGATCGACTCAACGTCGGTGCAGTTCTGTCTCGCGAGGGTCGCGTTCTGTCCATGGGCTACAACGGCCCGGCGAGCGGTCTGCCCCACTGTGCACACGAGAACGGGGAGCCGTGCGACGCTGCGATCCATGCAGAGGCCAACGCGATCACGTGGGCTGCTCGTGACGGAATACGGATCGTCGCGTCTGATCTGTACGTCACGCACATGCCGTGCCTGGGGTGCGCGAAGTTGATCGCCCAGGCAGGAATTCGCCGAGTCATTTTCCAGAGTTCGTATCGCGACCGGGCAGGACTTGACTTACTCACACGTGCTCGCGTAGGTTTCGTCAGTTACGATCCGACATTGTCGGGAGGAGGACTGTAATGGGTGTGGGGAATCCACGCATTGAGCTGGCGGTTCGTAATGCCGACTGCACTGCTTGCAAGCTTCACGTCCAGGCTGACGGCGACGACCGCTGTGTGACCGCGAGGGGTTCCCACGCGTCCGACGTTCTCATTCTGACCAAGCATCCACTCGGGCCCCGTGCGCTCAAGGAGCTGAAGACGTACCTCGAGCGCGCGGGTTTCGACCCCGAGCAGTTGTTGTACACGGGCGCAAGCAAGTGCTTGACCTGGGATCTCGAACCGACGAAGACGACGATGAAGGCGTGCAAGCCTTACCTTGAGGCTGAGGTCGAAACGTCGAAGGTCAAGTGGATTCTTGCGATCGGCAACGAGGCTCTGTATTCCGCCGCCGGCAAGTCCGGGATCATGAAGCACCGCGGGATCACCTACGACGGTGTGGGTGGTTCTCGAGTCGTCGCGACGATCTCGCCGGCGATGGTGTACCGCAATCCCGGCCAGAAGAGCGGGTTCGAGGCTGACTTGCGTTACTTCTACAACCTCGTGACCAAGAATCCGACAATCGCCGCTGCCGAGCCCGATGAAATCCACACCGTTGACACGAAGGAAAAGCTGCACGCATTCCTGGAAACACTCGCCAACGGTGAAGCAGCGGCCTACGACCTCGAGACGACCGGGTTCGAAGAGTACGTCTCAGACGCTGCTATCGTGTCAATGGCGGTGACAGTACGAACGCGTGACGCGAAGACGTCAGCGACGACTACAGAGTGCTTTGCGGTGCCCCTCTGGCATCCCGATTCGCCGTGGCGTACCGCGTGGCGTCGCATCATGGAACTCATCGGCAAGTACCTCGCTCGAGTTCCCAAGCGCATCGCTCACAACGGGAAGTTCGACAACAGGTGGTGTCGTCAGTTCAACGCTCGCGTCAAGCTGACATTCGACACGATGCTGGCGGCACACCTCCTCGACGAGAATCGACCCAAGGGGCTCAAGCCTCTCGCACGTACGCTCCTCGGTGCGCCGCCGTGGGACATCCAGATTCACAACGTCAAGGGCAAGCCGTGGTGGGAAGTTCACGGGCTCGACAACATCCTGAAGTACAACGGGCTCGACACCTGGCACACCCTTCGCCTTTACGACCTGTTCGTCGAGGAGTTGAAGAAGAACCCGCGGTTGGCCAAGATCATGCAGTACCTGATGATGCCCGCCAACGAGGTGTTCACCGACGCCGAGATGCACGGGGTGTGGGTCGACCTCAAGCGTTTGACGGCCAACTACCAGATCGTCCTCGAGCGCCTCGCCGATGTCGAACAACGCCTCTCGAAGTGGATTCCTGAGGACCACGGATTTGGCGAGGTCAACTTCAACCCCTCGAACTTCGCACGGTGGTGGTTGTTCACCCATCTCAAGCTGCCCGTCCTCGCCCGTGGCAAGCAGAAGGAAGATGGTTCACCTGGAGCGCCGTCGATGTCTGAGGCTGTGATGCTCGAGCTTCAGGAGATCCACGAAGTTCCACGTATGTTGCTCGAACGCGCGGGCTATGAGAAGAATCGACAGTTCTTCGCTGCGTACTCGAACCTGGTTGACAGTCGCGGTCGTATCCACACGTCGTTCAAGCTGACTGGGACCGTGACAGGGCGACTTTCTTCGGGCAAGGAAGAAGCCGACAAGGTGTCAGGCCGCGTACCGCAGCGAGGTGTGAACCTTCAACAAGTTCCCCGTGATTCGTTCGTGCGCGGTGTGTTCGGCGCCGCACCCGGGAACTACTTCGTTGAGTGCGACTACTCCCAGGTTGAACTTCGAGTTGCTGCCTTCCTCGCCCAAGAGCGTACGATGTTGCACCTGTACGCAACGGGTCAGGACATTCACATGGCGATGGCTATGAGGATGACCGGCAAGGCTGCGAAGGACGTCACCAAGGAGGAGCGCAAGAAGGCCAAGGCCGTGAACTTCGGGTTCTTGTACGGCATGGGCTGGAACAAATTCATCTCCACTGCATGGCTCAACTACGGCGTTCGAGTGACCGAGGAGGAAGCACAGGCATTCCGACGGGCATTCTTCGATCAGTTCCCGATGCTGCTCAAGTGGCACGCTTCGTGCAAGGCGTTCGCGCGCAAGCACGGGTATGTCATCAGCCCGCTGGGTCGCAAGCGCAACCTTCCCGACATCTACTCCCAGGTTCAGTCAGTGGCGAACGAAGCTGGACGTCAGGCGATCAACTCGCCCGTTCAATCGTTCGCATCTGACATGGCATTGTGGTCGATGGTGCTCGTCAATCAGCAGTTCAAGAAGCGCGGGATGAAGGCCACACCGATCGGGACCGTTCACGATGCTGTGAACTACGAAGTGCCCGCCGACGAGGTACACATCGCTGTTCCGATCATCAAGCACACGATGGAGAACTTGCCCCTCCAGAAGTACTTCGGCATCGACCTGAACGTTCCGATCATCGGTGACGTCAAGCTGGGAACTCACTGGGGTGACTCGCTCGAGATGGACAACGAGGTGTCTGTCAACGGTGAGCGCATCCTTGAGTGGATGAATGAGAAGGGGTTTGTGACCAATGCCAGTTGAGCTGTACGTCGATCCTGACACCGGGATGAACATCGTCACGCACTCGATGGTGAAGGCGTTTCGACGGTGCCCGCGTCAGGCCATGTACAAGTACGTGGACCGACTCAAGCCCAAGGCGCTGTCGAAGCCCCTGAAGCGCGGAACGTGGATCCACGCACTACTCGAGACGCATTACAAGGGCGGTGACTGGCGGGACACGCACAAGAAGCTCAGCGAGCAATTCTACCGGCTGTTCGTGGAAGAACAGGAGGCCCTCGGCGATCTCCCGCGCGAGATCCGTCGACTGATGCAGTCGTACTTCTGGCACTACCGCGACGACGCTGACTGGAAGGTACTCGAGACCGAGTTCACCATCGAGACCGAACTCTTCCCGGGCACGATCTACCGCGGACGTGTGGACAATCTCGTCGAGACCCCTTACGGTCTTTACGTGGTCGACCACAAGAGCCATCGCACGTTGCCCGACCTGTCAGACCAATTGCTCGACCCGCAGTCCGTTCTGTACGTGTGGGCTGCACGTCGACTCGGCATGCCTGTGAAGGGATTCATCTGGAACTACATCAAGACGGATCCCCCCAAGCAGCTTCGATTCAAGAAGGACGGCAACCTGTACGCGAAGCAGGGTGCAACAGACTACCCGACCGCGTACCGTAGCCTGATGGCACGCGGCATCGACCCGCGCGACGAGGAGAACGAGAAGTGGGTGGCGTATCTGAAGCCCCTTCAGAACCAGCGTTACCGACCGGACTCTACGCTGCAGTTGTCCCCCTTCTTCCGTCGCGATACGTTGGAAAAGGATGACGCGATGATCGAACGAGCAGTCAAGGAGGTGATCCACACCGTCAAGCGAATGCAGAAGTACCCCTTCGACAAGCGCGATTACGTCGAGCGTGTGGTCAACCGTGACTGCAAGTACTTCTGCTCATACCGTTCGATCTGCACGTCTGACCTGATGGGCGGCAATTCCGAACTGATCGCTCGACAGCAGTTCCGCGTCGGCGACCCGATGGACTACTACCGCGACGACAAGCTGGAGGAAACAACGTCATGAGTAATGACCCGCACTACGTCCTGCGTTACACGATCGAGCGTGTGGATCACATCAAGCCCGAGGCCCGTAGTTCGTACCGAACGGATTCGTTGCCCGAGCCGAAGGAGACGCGTGTCGTGACGGAACTCGCCTCCCACACGCTGAAGCGCGGTGACCTGACTAGTCTGATCGCGACGGCGATCAAGCACCTCGATCTGGTGGAGGACGACAACATCCACGACCCGAAGCCGAAGGGTAATGTTCGCTGATGAAGATCACTCTGATCTCGAGCAGTACCCTGGTGCCGGCGCGGGGCGCGATCGAAGGTCCACCGTGGGCGATCAACAAGTGGCTCCCCGAGGACGGCCGTCGAGGCGACGACGAGTGGAGTCCCGACTTCGCTGACGACGCTGACATGATCACCGAGTTCGCGGGCCGTGCGTGTTACGAGTCGTGGGACAGGCCGAACCCCAACACGGCTCACAACGCGGACTACGTGCGCAACATCCTGGGGCAGCAGCACGAGTCTGTGCTGGAACACTCATCCCTGACGTTCTACGTCGAGGAGGTGTCGCGTTCGATGACGCTCGAGTTGGTGCGTCACAGGCACCTGAGTTACTCGCAGCGGTCTCAACGTTACGTCAACGAGTCGTTGTCCGATTTCGTGATTCCGGGCGATCTCAGCGACCGTCAGCGCGATCCGTACATCGCCCGGCTGATCGAGGAACTCAAGGATCATCACAAGTCGGCCGCGAACCTCTACGGTGAGATCGTCGAGGCCCTGATGGACACCTGCGTAGACGAGCGGGGCGAGCTGTACCCCAAGCTGGGAATCAAGCAGGCGCGAGGTGCTGCTCGGGCGGCGCTGCTCGAGTCGACCCACACCAACATCGTCGTCACGGGCAACTTGCGCGCCTGGCGTGACATGCTCAAGAAGCGGTGGCACGTCGCTGCGGAGAGGGAAATCCGCGAGTTTGCCGGCTTGATCCTCGCCGACATACGATCAATCGCACCTAACAGCGTTCAGGACATTCCGTCCGAACCCTACGGAACGGAGTGACGTGGCGACCACCACCGCGCGCAAGGTCGCAGCACGCAAGGACTACGACGCGATTGCTGCGAGCAAGATCACGAGCCCCACGGCTCAGGGTCTGTTCCGCCCGCGCATTCTCGTCTACGGCAAGAATAAGAAGGGCAAGACCCGTTTCTGCACCACGCCCGGCAAGGGCAAAGTGCTGATCGTCGACCCCGAAGAGGGCACGAAGGCGATGAAGCGGCTCGACCCGGACGTCTGGCCGATCTCGAAGTGGGAAGACATCGATGATGTCTACAACTTCCTGAAGGGGGGCAATCACAACTACGAGTACGTCGCCCTCGACGGGATGACGCGCATTCACGACTTCGCCATTCGGTGGGTCATGAACGTGGCAGCTGAAGCCCGCCTCGACTCGAAGCCTGTTCTGGTGCAGAAGCAGCACTACGGCCAGGCAGGTCGACTGACGTCGGACCTGATCACGAACTTCCACAACCTCCCCATGGGTGTCATCTACACCGCTCAGGAGCGCATGGAGGCCAGTGCGGGGTTCGACGAGGAGGACGACGACGTCGAGCAGGCTGCTGCTCAGATCGTTCCCGCACTTCCGAAGGGTGCACGCGCCGCGCTCAACCAGATCGTGGACGTGATCGGCCGAATCTACATCGTGAAGGTCGAGAACCCGAAGGACCCGGAGAAGGTCATTCTCCAACGACGGCTGTTCGTGGAACCGAGCGAGCGATTCGACACGGGTTACCGTTCGGACTTCCAGCTGCCGCCATTCATCAAGAACCCGACAGTTCCGCGTCTCATGGATCTGATCAACACGGGTAAGAGCGAAAGGGTTACCGCCAAGTGAGCAACAAGGCTACCACCACGATTCTCGACTTCTCCCAGGCGAAGGAGCGCGGGGCATACAACCCCAAGCACATCGAGGAGGGGGACTACGTCGGCAAGATCGTGCACATCGTGGACTCGCCCACGAAGGAGAAGGACGACGGCACGGGCAACAAGCCGCAGTGGATCGTCGGGATCGTCCTGGACGACGTCCGCGGTGCCTCGTACCCGTACCGCTGCCAGCTCGAGCCGGACCAGCTGTGGAAGCTGCGCAACGTGTTCGAGGCCGTCGGCATGAAGGTCGGTCAGCGTCGGATCAAGGTCGACCCGCAGAAGGCGGTCGGCAAGAAGATCGGCGTGACCATCATCGACAACGAGTACAACGGCAAGGTCTCCTCCCAGATCGACCAGGTGTTCCCCGCGTCCGACCTGATCGCTGGTGACGAGGACGACGTCGATCCGGAGGACGTCGACACCGACGAGGAAGAGACCGAGGAGGAGCCCGCTCCCCCGGCTCGTCGCACCAAGGCTGCTGTCGCCACGACCGCGAAGAAGACGACGGCGAAGCGTGCGACGAAGCCCGCCCCGGCCCCCGAGCCGGAGGACGAGGAGGAAGAGGAGATCACCGACGAGGACCTCGAAGAGCTGGACGTCGACGAGCTGTAGTTCCTCTCCCCACACCGCCGCCAACAATTAGTTTGACATCGGGGACGCGATACGTCATACTGATTGCGCGGTGATCCGAACAACACTCGTCGAGTGCGTTCGTCATACCAGGAGCCGGGCTGTGTTAATCCCCTTGCAGCCCGGCTCTTCGGTAGGCAACTGAGAAAGGCTAACGAACATGTCCGGACCCGAGACTCGAATTCAGCGCGCCATTCAGAAGATGGTGAAATCCCGCGGTGGGTTCGTCTTCAAAGTACACGGCTCTGAGACGATGATGGCAGGATTGCCCGACCTCGTCGTGTGCTACAAGGGTTACTTCATCGCGTTCGAGGTCAAGACACCCGTCGGCAAGTTGTCAGAGCGTCAGCGGTACGTGCATCGCATGATGTCACGCGCTGAAGCGATCGTAGCCGTGCCTACAAGCGTCGCTGAAGCCTCCGCAGTGCTCGATGACGTGGACACATGGTGCGACGCAAACTAGACGCTCACAGACGATTTGAGCGCCGGTGCAAATGCAAATCAGTACGCCCGCCGAAAAGCCGCCCGGGGGCGGCCTCGGTTAGCGAGATGCGCGGCACACACGACGCGCGGCCGGTGTGGAAGGATGCGAGCACGAGGAGTGGGAGGTCGACGTACGGCGAGCAGGGGGAGCAGCAGCGACCGGCGACTCGTCCTCGAGCCCGGTGACGGTGACATCCTTCATGCCGGCAACACGTCGGACAGCAGCGATGAACACATCGCGCTGGTACACGCGGACATCGAACTCAAGGGAAGTGTTAACGACATACTCCCGGTCAGGACGGAGCAGGTAATGACCACTCACCAGAATGCGGTCCTGAGGCCCGTCGAGAGTCGAAATGGACTCGGTCGGCTCGATGCTGTCAACGATCACCCAGTACTTGTGGTCAACGAAGACGCGGTCGCCGATCTTGACGTTGGCCCACGTGGTCGTCATGGTGTGGCAGAGATCGTCGTAGATCTTGCGAGCACGCGCGGCAGCGGCGGTGAGCTTGTACCCCTTACCACTGCACCCGAGGCAACGACCCTCCCAAGCAGGCGAGGGATACGTACCGGTTCCCCCACACCGCGTGCACGGCTCGACATGGAACTTGATGCTGAGCTTCGAGTTCGTCGTCATGGGGAGATCCTATCAGAGATGTCAGGTGAACTTCAGGCGAAGGAGCGCGACGAGCGGCAGCGACGTCGAGCAGCAGGCGTTGCATCGTGCCCGCAGGTCGCGTGTGACGACCCGGAGCGCTTCGCCGGCACAACTACCGGGGCGACGTTGTTTGGGGCGTCAGCGACGATCTCAGCGGTGGAATTATCAGCCTCGGTCAGCTGATTCGTTGCTGTAACGTTACCTTGGGCGAGGTAGATCGGCTTGTCGACCCCCTCAACCCGGATTCCCACCCGCGGACCCCAGTGGCTGTCACCAACCCACATCACGATGCCCGAAGTGCCGATCTTGACCTTGCGGCCCTTAGTGACGGTGACATGCTGGTCGACAACGATTTGGCCCGAGGCCAGCTCGTGACGGATCTTGTCCTGGTACTCGACGACGGCGTCAGGGTCGCATTCGTGCACGTGCCAGCAAGCGGTGCGGCGGGCGCCGGACGCGGCCCGGTACGTCACGTCGAGCAGCTGGTTTTTCCGGTTGTACCGGGCGACTTCCCGCCCACACGCGTAGCATCGGCCCAAGTCGTGCACGTCCTCAGCCTGGTGGTTCCGCCCGTAGCACGTGATGTGCAGCGTATCAGGGTTGCGCACGAAGCGCGGGCGCGTAGTCGTCATGTGACGACCTTATCAGAAGTCCTGGGAAGAACCCAACAAGAACTTCAGCTCGCTCGTACGCAGGCGCAAGGGCCGGACGTATCCTAGGTATCTTCAGTCCTTCACCTGACGTCACGCGAGCGCTGAAGCCCAGTTTGCACTTGCAAAGACCCCTGCCCACCACTGAGCCGGCACGAGGCCGGCAGGGTGTGGATCAAGCGGTGCGGCGTGCCTTGCGGCAAGCAGCGCGACCCTTCGACGTGCGAGCGTGCGTGCAGAAGGCGTGGGAGGAAGACGTGGGGACATGCACCTCGGCGTGCGCAAGGGACATCGCATGGGGCACATGCAGGTGGTAGTACGAGATGAACGCGGGGACGAACCCGTAGTCGTCAGTTGCAGGGTCGTACGAGTACGAGTACGCGGGCATCGCGACGGCGACGAACTCGAGGGCCTGACGTGCGGTTTCGACCTCGAAGTGCATTTCCTGGTCGGCGGAGGGGCGGACATCCGGTTCGGTCAGGTAGAGCATGTTGTCGTCGGCGTCGAAGGCGGTGATTCGGTACGTCGCGGTGTTCATGCCAGAACTCTACCACACCCGGCGACAGGGTCGCAACAGGTGTGGCGAAGAGTTTCAGGCGGACGCGGCACGTGCCTTGCGGCAGGCAGCACGCGCCTTGGGCGTCACCTCGTGGTCACACGCAGCGTGTGACCTGCGCGTCTTGGCAACGGTGTTCGTGTGGCCGGTGCGCAGTTGGGGCTTCGCGTTCAGGCAGACGAGGCAACCTTCGCGCTCCTCAGCGTCCTCGGGAAGGTTGTCGTGGTTGCCATCCTCGTGGCAGTTTTCCCAGCCCCAGAAATCGTAGCACTTGTTGCACACGTCGCGGTAGTGGCGGCCCGGGGTGCGGTTTGCGGCGGTGATGCGCGTACCACATTCGGTGCAGGTGATCGTCGTTTTCGTCATGCCAGAACTTTACCACACCTCAGCGCAGACGTGCAAGGGGTATGGTGATTTGCTTGTGCAAACTGTCCTCTCACCGACAAACCCGCACGTGGCGGGCAGTCGGGGGAGGGGGTCAGTGATCAGTCAGCGAGCGTGTCGCTGTCCTCGAGCTTCAGGATCGCGTCAACGATCAGGACCTCGAGCGAGTCGTCAGAGAGCTCGGTCAGCGTCTCGCGGATTTCCAACATCGCACGATCGATCAGGTCGGCGTTCTCGACGTTGGGGGCGACGTTGTTGCGCTCCTCGATCGCGCAGAGGATCCCGTACGCGGTGACATTGTGGGGATCGGTCGGGGAGAACATCCCGTACGTGTTGAGCTCGCGCGGGGACACCTCGTCGTCGAGCCAGGTCACGAGCGTGCGGATCGCGGTGTCGACGTCATCGGCGGTGTGCGGGCGGGTGTTCGCGTTGTTCGTCATGTGAAGACCTTACCACACGCCTGCGTCGTCGCGCAACAGGTCATCACAGTCACTTGCGCGCGTCGCCTGCCTGGGCCCACTCGAAGCGCGGGTACCCTTCAGACGCCCGTTCGCGCCCGATCAGGTCACGAGCGTGGTCCCAGCTCGCGGTTTCCAGGAGGATCTCGTACGACACCGCGGTCCCACCTGGTGACGTGTAGGGACGCAACTGACGAACTGCCTGGTCAGCGGTGGTGACGTTGATCGAACCGACGTAGCCGTCGTTGCGGCGGAAGACGAAAAACACGAGGAGTACCCTTCAGATTTCGATGGTGTGGATGATGTCGTAGGGAAAGACCATCTCGTTGTCCTCGTGGTCGAGGCCCTCGATCGCGTCGTCGCCGACGCGGGTGAGACGAATGAGGGTGTCAACGGGAACGTCACCGAGACCCGGAACTGCATGGGTAACCGTGATGAACTTCTCGACTTCCTGGTCAAGCGCACGTGACAGCAGGATCAACGTGTTCGTGAAGCGGTCGCGCGAGCTCTGAGTACGCCGTGAGCGCCTCGAAGTCGTTCGCCGCGGTGACGTCTCGGTCGGCGTACGATCGGCGCTCACGGACGAACTCAGCGCCTGACCGAACGGCGTGACGAGCAAGTTCGTCGTGTCCGCGGCGGGGGTGATTCCCGCACGCCGGCACGCGGCACGACCCGCCGGAGTAGCGGGGTGGTCACACAGCTTATGAGACATGGCCATGATCAGAACGCCTTCCAGGGAGAACACGCCAATGCGCGGCCCGCGATTGAGCAAGCAGCGCATTGACGTGCGGCGGGAATGGTCAGCGGGCAGCGACGATGTTGCGCTTGATGCGCCAGGTCATGGCACGCGTGGCGTCGTGCGAGGACCAATCGACCTCGTTCTCGTTCACCTCGATGATCGGCTTGTCGGTGCGGGTACGCACGGAGGTCACGATGCGGTACGTCGTGCGACGCCGGCGCAGCTGGGCGGGCGTGGCCGGGATCACGATGTCGCGGTTCGAGGGCGTGAAGTCGACAGTCACATCACCCACACGCAGATCGCGAGCGAACACGAGTTCGAGGTCGGCGGGAGTCACAGTGGCGCGGAAGGCGTCGGTGTTCGTCATGCCATAACCTTACCAGGACTCACGTCGTCATGCAACAGGAAACCCAAGTTTGCTTTAGCAAATACTGACCGCTCTCCGAAGCGCACCCGGAGGTGCGCGCGGAGGAAGGGGCAGGTCAGAGGGACGTGGGGTCGACGTTCTTGACGCAGTTCTTGCACGTCACACACTCGGCGAGCGCGTCGACACGCTCCGCGGAGTCGAGGATGTTCTTCTTCGTGCAGGCGAACGTATCACCGTTGGCGAAGTGAACGACCTTCGACCCCTTCGCGATGACCGCCGGGTACGTGGGGGGCAGAACGACCTTCGTCGCCTTCGGCGTCACGCCGGCACGGGCCCGGCGGCAGGCGGCACGAGCGACCTTCGTGCGGGGGTGAGTGCAAGCGGTGTGGGCGGTGGTGCGGGGCGCGGTGTTCGTGTTCGTCGTCATGCCATAAACCTAATGCCTGTGTGGCGTGGTGTCAACACGCTTCGCAGAAGTCGGCCTGTTTTCTTTTGCAAACATGCTCTGACCTGGCCAAACTGCCGCAAAGCCCCGCGACGTCGAAGGTCACGGGGCCCGCGGGGGTCAGATCATCAGGGGTACGTGTCGCCCGGGGCGTACTTGCTCGCCTCGTCCTCGCTCACGCACACGGTCTTGATCGCCTGGTCGCCAGGCGGGTCGACAGCGATCGACCAGAACTTGTCCTGCCCACACTCCTTCGAGGGGACGTCAGGGCTGTACACGTTGACGACGGTGCCACTGACGGTGTTGCACGCAGTGAGCGCGAAGGCCATCGCCACGAGCGCGGCGGTGAACTTGGTACGCATGTCATTGGTCCTTCAGGTAGGCGGTGAAGCGAACACAGGAACTGTATCAGACCTGACGCTGCGCTCGACACCTTTTCCGGGCAGCAGGAGTGTGTTCGTGATCACACCCAGCATGTGACCCCAACTTGCGCGACCCTGGAGGACGAGGAGCGGCCGACTTCTCCCGCGTACACGTGATGCACGACGAGTTGAGACGCTCCTCGTGTTCGCCGTCACGGTGCTCCCGTGCCAGCTCAGCGACGAGCCAGCACACCGGACACAGCTGATCACGGGCCCGAGATCGCACGCGGTCGCACTTGGGGCACACGAACGCGCTCACGGTCACATCCGCGATTCGCGACGAACCCGAGGGATGCGGTGCAGCACAGTGGCCCAGTCAGGAGTGGCACCCTCGTGCGCGATCGGACGCAGGCGATGTTTCCCCGTGTACGCGTACGAAGGGACGGTGCTGTAGATCAGGTTGACGACCCACACGACGAGGGCGGCCCCAACGATCAGGGTCAAGAGCGTGGTCACGCGGAGACCTCCGAGTCAGTGCGGTTGAAGCGCGTCATCTGCGAGAGGTGCAGGCCGGCAGCGCGGAGGCGTGCCTCCAGGCGGTCGACACGCTCACGCGACGCAGCGTCACGGCGCTCACGCTCGCTGCGGGTGAGCCCGCGGTGGAGCTGGTCGGTCGTGAGGATGAAGTCAGTGTCCTTGACCTGGCGGCGAGGGGTGCGCGCCTTGGCCTCGGCGGCGGGGGCCTTCGCGTTGAACCGCTTCTCCAGGACGACCAGGTCGGCGTCGCTGAAGGCGTACTTGCCGCCCGCGCCGGCGTTGCGGAACGTGGGGTCGGACCGGAGGAACTGACGGAGCTTCTTCGGCGTGGTCCCGATGCGCTCGGCAGCCGCCTTGGTGTCGTACGAGGTCATTGCGGTGATCCTCTTCTTCGTGGAGTTGTCTTTCGGTCTTGCAACTCGAACGTACACGAGGGGCGTGCGACGTGTCAAATCACACGCCCCCGTGTCGTCACATGTTCGGCAGGTTCGAGATCCCGTCAGACGCGTTGACGAGCATGTTCCCGATCATGCGCATGTCATCGCACGACCCGGACATCACCTCACGCCCGTTGACGACGAGGTGCACGATGTTCGTGTCCTCGTTGCGATACACGGCGATCACGTTCGGGTGCGTCGGGGAGGGGAGCGGGTTCGCGTTGTTCGTCATGTGAGAACTGTACCACACCCGTCAGAGGCGACACAACAGGTGTGGCACAAGATCTTTTAGTCGTGATCCATGTCGCAGTCGTCGTCGCAGTCGTGCTCGTTGACGAGATCCATCAGGTCGTTGAGGAGATCGTCGGACACGTGCCCGTAGTGCTTCGTGATGATGTCGCGCACGGCGAGGTTGTAGATCATCGTGATTCCCGTGTTCGCCTGCGTGTCCTCGAGCAGGATCAACGGGTCGTCATCGACCGCCTCGGCGTAGGCGTACAGCTCGTCGAGGAACGCGGTGTCAGTTTCGGTTTCGTTCGTCATGCCACAACACTACCCGCACCTGCAGTCATCGCGCAACCTGAACCTCTGTGACGCAGGTCACACAGTCATGTCTTGACAACACCCCTGCGTCAGGTTAGTGTTGTGGCATGACGAACAACACGAACAACATCGCCTCGATCATCACCTGCACCGGGCGACGCGGCGCGAAGGCCTGCTCCCACGCTGCGAAGGCGGGTCGCACGATTCACGCGATCCCCGCACATCGTGACGACTTCTACCTCGTCCTCCCCACGTATCACTTCACGTCCGCCGAGGAGGCGCTGACGTACGTGTCCAACGCGTTCGACAACGCGCCCCTCGTCACGTCCGACGCCGATCGCGAGTCGTTCGAGGCTCAGGAGATCGCGTTCAAGATCCCGAGGACGTACGTGCACCCCTCTCGTCGCAACGTCTGATCATTCCCCACACGCCCGACGCTCGGGAGGCGCTGATCGCGTCTCTCGGGCGTTTTCGTGAGCGTCGTGCGTGATCGTGCGTTCGTACGTGTTGCGGACGAGCACGAGCCTGCTAGCAGGCACGAAACGTCTCTCGTCATTCTCGTCAATCACCATGTAATACCCACGCCCGGCATTGTAGAGAATCCTCACCAATCCGACAGTGCCACACGTCGCGTACATTGATTCAGACATTCCCATTCCTCTCTGCACAAAGCCCACACCAGGCGAAATACGATTGGTCGCAGTTGACGATTCTGCATTCGTATTTCTGGGGGAGCTTGGTGTGGGCTTCATGCTCGGATCATCGTTGCCTGGGCCATCGCTTTGTTCGCAACCCAAGAAACTACCCGAAGTGAGGGGGGCGGGGCTTGAACCCGCCTTCGGTGAAGATCATTCACCTACTCCCATGCGCGACCCGGAATCGCCCCCTCGGCTTGTGTCAGTCGTCGAGATCCTCGACGTCGTCCTCGTCCTCGTCCTCGAACTCGTCCTCGACGGGCGCCGCGGGCTTGGCGGCCTTCTTGCCGGCGGGCTTCGCGGCCTTCTTGGCCTTGAGCTCGGCGAGCTTCGCCTTCTTCTCCTTCTCGAGGGTGCCCGAACGCACGTGCTCGACCAGGGCGACGACCACCGGGTCGTTCTCACCCTCGAAGGAGTACCTGCCGCGCTCCTCGCCGATCTCGCGGTCGAGCTGACCGGACCGCGCCATCTTGCGCAGGAGGGCCCGCAGGTCGTACGGCTTGTAGACACGCCCGGTCTGGGTGGCGACGTGGTCCGCGAGCCACGAGGAACCGAACTGGATCGCCGGCTGCTTGGGCTTCACGGCCTTCTTCGCCGGCTTCGCGGGCTCCTCCGCCGCGGCAGCAGCCTTGCGACGACGCTTCGCCGCAGGCTTGACCTCCTCGGGCTCCTCCTCCTCGGCGAGCTCCTCGTCGTCCTCGTCGTCGTCCGAGTCCTGCTCTTCGTCCTCGACGGGCTCGGGTTCGGGCGCGGCGGCCTTGCGACGACGCTTGGTCGGTGCCGGCGCGGGGGTCTCCTCGTCCTCGGACTCGTCGTCCAGCTCGATGTCGTCCAGCTCGTCGGGGTCGACAGTGGCGGGCACAGCGGGCTTCACAGGAGTGGTGGCGCGGCGACGTCGAGTGGTGGGCGGCATTGCGGTACCTCTTTCGAACTCGGAGAGTGTGCAGTTCAGTTGAAGCGAACAAGAGCCAACATAATGTCTATGCCGGCGGATGTCAAATCATCGAGCGGTGCGCGAGTTCGTCGCGCGGTACATCGTGCTGTGCTTGGGGTTGGTGACTGCCTCGACCAGATCCCACTCGACCAGCATCTTGAGGACCCGCGTCATGCGGGACAGTTCCACGTCGATGTTCTGCGACAGCGTCTGAGCGGTGACCGGGATGACCAGCTGGCGGAGAATCGCCAACACCTGGTTTCCCAGTGCCTGATCCTCGCTCGGGTCCAGCGCTTCCACACGTCGCTCGAGATCGCTGATTCGTCCGGCGAGAACGAGGAGCGAATCTCGCAATTCGTTACCTCGGCGAACATTCTCGTCACGCATGTTGCGCACCGTCGCGTCGCAGGTGTCGATGTTGGCGCTCAGATTGTCCACAGCGGCCTGAAGCATCGCTGTTGTCACGTACTCGTCATCGGTCATGCCAGGAACTGTACGGACAACCTGAGCGCCTCTCAAGTTCAGAGACGAAGACGTCGCTAGGTAGAGTTCTCCACATGCTGATTCTCCCCGACCCGAACGAAATCCCCGCCTGGATCTTGTTCGTGGAATGGCGCGAACGTCTCGCCGCACTGAACAAGGGTATCCCGAGCTTGCACGACTCGTGCACCTACCTGCGTGAGATCGGTCGTAAGAACCTCGTCGAGGCCGCGTTGCTGGTAACTCAGGATATTCGCCGCGAGCGTTGGCGCAACGAGGGCGGTTACAGCGTGCCGCTGTCGTTCGACTTCTTCGAGTCGGTTGACTCGTTGTGGGAAACGGTGCGAGATTAATCCTATGAAGAACACTAACCCGTTCAGTGAATCTGCCCGGTGCAAAGTCTTCAAGCACGACTTCGACGGTCACATCTTCCTCGAGACGATCAAGAATTCCACACGCTGGGTCGCTCGACTTCAGTGCACAAGGTGCGGAACTCGTCGTGTGGATGTCATGATTCCTCTCACCTGCGAACTCGTGTCTCGTCACTACGAATACCCTGACACCTACGACACGCAGCTCGAGCACTCCGACGCCAAGCGAGTTCTGTTCAAGTTCATGATTCAGGAAGAAGGCAACAACTGATGGCACACCTCATCTGCCTGTCCGATCGCCGACGAGTTCTGCGGTTCGAGGACAAGGACGGTCACACCGTCGTGATCCACCGCGAGGACGGCACCGACTGTCAGTCCGAGTTCGTGCGCATCGGGCGATTCACCTACGCTCCACACGACGAGCCCCTCGTCGATCAGGTAGCGCTCGGCGTGTACCACGCGACGGCCGTGCTCGGTCGCCTCGTCGCAGTGACCGACCTCGAAGCTCAGGGCAAGGCACTGATCAAGATGAACCTGCAGAAGGCCGAGCGTCGCAAGCGTCGCGCTCAGCGGTGGGGTCACGCGATCACCGACCTGGGCGAGTCCATGAAGTCGGCGACCGCCGCCCTCGAGATCCTGAACGGTCAGCTGAACAAGAAGAACTGATCGTTCTACTCCAAAGCCCGGGACTCAGTTCAGGCGTCGAGAATGTGCCTGTTCCGAATCCCGGGCTTTAGAGTGAGTCTCGCGTGATTCGCGCCTACGTCGTGATCGTATTCGACACACACCTACGGGGGGATGTACTCAACCGTATAAATGTGTGTATGAATCGGACTGTATTTCGCGGCACGCGAAGCAGCGAATACATCCGATCCTACCCATTATGTGTAAAAAAGCAACTCCTAATACGATACCCGTAGGCGCTATTTTTCATGATCAAACGAATGATTTTGCATGTGCAAACCTACGGTATGTATTCGTCGCGATTTCGCTGGAAAAATACATACCCCTCAGACAGGTAACTCACGCCTGTCTGTGTGCACATGCAAACCCGACCAGACCTGTCACAGACCTGTCACACAGCGCGCGGCGTCGTGTCGGGGTTCGGCGCACCGAGGTCCGGGCGGAAGGTGTGCTTCGTGTAGAAGGCCACGATCCAGGTCACAGCGGCGGTGACGAGCGCGGTCAGGATCGCCTCGACGACGTCCGACAGAGAGGCCAGGAACGGAACCTGCTTCATCAGGAACGTCATCAGAAACGCCACGATCAGAGCCGTCGCCGAGGCGGTGGTGACCTTCTTCTCGACCGGCGCGCTGTTGGTGTGGGAGGTCGTCATCAGCTGTTCTCCTTCTGAGTGGGGATCTTCGCGGACAGGATCTCGCCCATGCGCTCGAGCGATTCCCTGGCGATCTGACCGGCGAGCACGTCGTCGCGCGCTTCGGCGACAGAACGCAGAGCTTCGGCGAGAACCGGGGCGAGACCAGCACGAAGGCCGGCCGTCACTGCCTCGACCTGACGCTTCTCCG